TCGTATTTTTGTCGTTGTCTTGTGGTTAGGTTTCTATTTGCCATAGATTAGACCTCCGATGTCCCACCATTAATTATGAATGTGTCGGTTGAACGAAGTATTGTTTCGTCTGCAACTGCGTCTTCCAATGCTTCAATGCGAGTGTCAACGCTCTCGTCAAGTTTAATACGCAAATAAGTGTTTGTATCATCAGCGTCCACAACCACATCACTATTGCCCTTAATGTTGAGTGTAATAGACCCATCAATTTGCACTGGGGTGTCGGGTGCGTCTTTTGTTGTATAAGAGAATTTGCCAGTGAACTTAGCCACGCCGTCTGCATATGTTAGTTTTGCCGCAGTTGGTTCAAAGCCCATTCCGTCAAGTGCAACCTGATTCTTCAACTCACTAAGTTTTTGTGTAAGAATTTCGTTAGACACGAAGTTGTCGCCGACATACTTTATTGTCGCATAGTCGGTTAGGTCAACCTTTGCTGTTTCGAGAATTGAAATTGAGTAGTATCCGATTTGCACTGAACCGCTAGTTTTTATCGCATTGACCAAAGCGTCATCAGTTGTGTAGGTGTATGCCACACTGGTCGTATTCGTCTTTGCTACCCAGAAATCAGGCACATTCAGTTGCTCGATGTACAAATTACTGCCGACATTAAAACTTCCAGCGCTAGCCCCGTTTAAAGCCGTCACAAGGGCAGATATGGTAGCGTAAGATTTGCCAGTCGGTAATTGCTGTATCATTTGCTTCAGCGAGTGACCTTGGTTTGCACTCAGTGCCGAAGTTGTGCTTTCGCTATCTAGGTTATCCACAATTTCGATGGCGTCTGGTACCCCGATAAGGTCCGCATAGTTGCCAGTCTTTGCCACTTTGTGCAGTGTAACGCTAGTCGCAGTCAAGTCGTCGCTTGCCGTTGTCTGTGCGTCTGCCGAGTAGTTGATTGTCGCAACCGTAATCCCCGCAACCTTGTCCGTGCCGAGTACGCTTGTGCCGTTAACTTTCACATCATCGACCTTGCCGAACTGGTCATTGGTTAGCATTTCGATAAGTGTATCAAGGCTCGTTTTGCTTCCATCGTCTATGTGGTTGTAGTACGGTAGGCTTGCCCACTTGTCTACACCGTTGCCGATTTTGTACTTCGCCGTGTCGATTTCCAAACCAATTTCGCCTTTGCTCAGCGTTGGTTGTGCCGAAGCCCAATTCTCTGCGGTGTCATTCCTTAAAATTATTGTTGTTTTTAGTTCTCTTTGTGCCATTAGGCGTGTCCCCCATTAATAGTTTCTATTTCGGTCCAATCCCCAATCAGTCGCTCGTATGATACGGTGTCCGAGTCCCAAATGTACAGGGTTCTCGTTTCTATGTCGCCATAGATTATGTTCTCACTGCCGACTGCTGGAAATTCGTATATCGTTTTGAACCAAGTTCGTTGCATTGTCGCAGAAATCTCATTCTTCGAGTTGTCAACATTTACAATAATGTCGTCTGTTGCAGCCCCAGTGTAGGTCTTGGAAACTTCCACAACATTCTCTATATTACTAGACAACTGGTCATCAGCCCCCAAGTCGGAAGTTATTTGACCATCGAAAGATAGCACCGACTCAAGTTCGTCTTCGTTGTTTAAGCAATCTTGTGCCATTCGCTACCTCCTACTTTTTGATTTGGTCTAGTATGTCAAACTTCCACTGGTTTGGTGTTTGCACCGCACCGCCCGCCAAAGTGTACTCAACTTCGTAGTAGTGCGTATCCACCGAAAGTTCCGAAGTTTCTTCTGAAGTCAGCCGAAGCACAAACTTGTTCCCGTCAACTTCGAGTTCTTTCTCAAATTCCTCGTTGTAGTCCGAGTCAGAAAACTTGAACAGACACTTCTCCACCATATCCACGGCCAACTTCGCCCCATCTTTGTACGGAGTCGCATATATTACGCAACTGTCCCCCTGCGTCAAGTAGTAGTGGGTTTGACTTCTCCCTTGTTTATCTTCTTCTATCACCGATTTGAACATCTCTAAATCTCCTATTTGTTATTTTAATATAAGCACAAATTGGTGCCGTTTGTCAAGCGTTTTACGATATGTCGCCAGTTTCTTGTTCATATTGCTCGCGCGTGTAACCATAGTGAACTTCCAATTGCCCGTTTTCTGAATAGTAGTTCCAGTATGTTCCCCAGCCGTCAGGTTTGCTTGCTGCTTCACAATATATTTTTAGGCTGCTTGAGCAACTAACAAATGGTGCATACACATAATTCCCAGCAACTATTTTTGTTACACTGCTTGGTATAAAGATGGTTGATAGGCTAGTGCAAAGGCAAAAAGTCAAGGCGTCTAACATTGTGACGCTATTCCCTATTCTCGCGTGCGCCAAACTTGTACAATTTTCAAACGCAGCACCACCAATAGTTGTAACGCTGTCGGGAATGTCTATACTTTTAAGTTTTGTGCATTTATCAAATGCCGCTCCTCCAATTTCAACAATGCTATTTGAAAGAGTTGCCGTTGTTATATTTGCGTTAACTGGCTTAAAGCCTGTTTGGGTTACAGGTAAAAACAAATTTTCTGGTATTTTGGTGACTTTATTCCCAAATACAATCTTGGTGCCTTTTGTTTTTGAACCGACTCCATTAAATATATTACTGCCAGCCGTATCTACACTGATAGCATTAAATTTTATAGTGTCTACATTAATGCAATTCGAGAACGCTCTATCCTGCAGATTGGTAACTGCTTCACCTATTGTAATAGTTTTTAACCCAGTACAATTCTCAAACGTGTATGACCCTATTGTGTCAACAAGGTTCGGTATATTAACATCTCCTAGCGACGAGCAATTATAAAACGCATATTTGCCGATACTCTTAACATTGTTGCCAAATGATACATTTTTAATTTTTGCTTGCGCGTACGATTCTGCATTATTGCTATCGTAAAACAAGTATGCAGGTACTGACTTTACAGAATTTCCAAACGCCACAACTACGCCGTCTGTATTTGCACCTACATTTGTAAATGTGTCGTGTGCGCTTGTATAATCAGCAAGTGATTCAGCATTAAATGAAATGCTATTAACATTTGTACACCCAAAGAATACTTGGTCTCCCAATGCCGTAAGACTCTTTGGAATTATTATGTTTGTCAGACCTGTGCACTCATAAAAAGCAGAATCGCCGATATTCTCCAATAGCGTATATTGAGGGATATTATATTCTTTTAATTGTTTACACTGAGAAAACGCACTTGCACCGATAGATTTTAGACTATTCGGAAAGTCAATTTTCGTTATTATTGTTTTAGCAAACGCATATTCCCCAATTGTCGCACATTGCGATTCGCTAACAAAGTTTATTTTGTCAATCTTTTTTCGTGCGTCATCGTTTATGTTGAATACAAAATAATCCCTAATATATTGAACTTTGTTGCCAATGTTTACTGTTATATTATTTGGATACTTGAACCACTCGAACGCATTGCTTGATACACTTAACTTACTATCATCGACGACATTATAGTTTATAACCTTTAATGGCGAGTTTTGATATGAAGCATTGTTTGTCGCAAAAGAATAATCTCCAATGGTTTCCAAGTTCTTAGGCAATTCAATTGTTGATAATTGAGTGCAATTCGAGAAAGCATAGTTCGAAATGGTTTTTACTCCAGTCGATAACTGAATTTCTGACAAGTCGGTACGATTTTGAAATGAGTTGGCCCCAATTGTTGTTACAAATGTACTCACCACCAACACATCTTTTACATCTTTGGTTGACGAGGTTACTGTTTTGCCATTTATCGACACTGTTATGAGTCCATCATCAATTAACTCGTCCCAGTCTTTTAAGAGCGTATAATCTGTATCATACATACCCGCGAGAAGCGAATATTGTCCCTTGTAAACTTCCATAAGTTCAAGTGGGAATAGTTGTGGGCTTGGAGAACTATCAAGACTTCTGCCTGTGACTTTCCAAAACCTTTGTGTGCCAGAAGATGTTTTGTCGCCAGCAATACAAACTATATCCCCAACTTTTATCCTTTCACCATTTGCCCAGTCTACAACCTTGTTGCCATTTATATCATATAAGTCGGCTCCGCAAATAGTAATTGTCCCGACAAGTATACCATCTTTATAGTCATCAATTATGTTATTTGCAATAGTTGTAACTAGGTCCTCATTGAATATTTTTGCACCATTTTGATAAAGTTCATTCTCGTCAAGAGTGACAGCATTGTTTGTGGTGCCAATAAATATATTGTTAGAAGTTTCGTCCACATTGGGGTAGGTGGAATAATCCGTGTCATTTCTTGGAATTGTCACACCTGTGTATTTATCTTTTTTAATCAGCGAATATTTTAATGGCTCGTAAACCTTGTCGCTTGTGATATATATTGCATTTCGCAAGTCTTGTGCAGCAGATGATGGTCTTGCTATATCGAATGATATTGAACCATCGTCATCTATGGTTAGAAATACTTGCCCGACTTGGCAAATTTTGTTTATAACTTCTTCTGCATTTGTGTCTGGCAAATATATATTAGGTATCGTAATATTCTCAAACAACTCTTGAATTGTTATATATTCATTACCATATACAATCTGTCTTGACAAAGATTTTTTTATCTCATCATCAGAATATCCCAGCCCACTTAGTATTGTGTGCGTGAAATTATATAGATTTTCCTCAGACTTATAAAATACTGATGGGATAGATATATTTTTCAGCGATTGAACTGAGTTGGTTAGCGAAATCGTCAAAGTCTTATCAATGTTATCATAAGAACTATCACTCGATATGTGATTTTGGAATATGTTGTCCTTGATATAAATTGAAATGTCTATGTTTGTAGGGTCAATGTTTTTATCATTTATAAGTTGTTGGATTTCCCCATTTGTATCCGAAATTTCTACAGACCCAGAATTTGCATATATTCCATAGGTTATACTTGAAGCGTCTGGAGTACTTTGTGACAATGAAGATAGAGAATTGATTTTATTATTCCCTATCTCCAAAGATGTGTTATCGCTATCGTTAAAATTTATAACAATGTTTAATTTTGCCATTTGCTATCTCCTATGCCAATTCATATACTGGATATAATGTTAAACCTTTCCATACCGTAATACTTTGGCCAAGTCCATATTCGCCATTTACATCTCCGTTTAGGTTTTTGGATTGCCAATGCGAAAGATATGTTCCACTTGGTGGGGTAATATTATCTCCCAAGTCTAGTACAACCTGTTGACCATAATTAGTTGTTTGCGTTTTTATGCTTCCTGAACCGCTAGTAATATTATATACAATAGACAATGTACTATCGGTAGTTACCTCGTTACCATTTGCATCTATAGTCGTCTGCGTGTCTAGATTTGTTCCGACAAATGTTATCGGGATATTAGCGACTCCAAGAAGTTTCTTGTCTCGTATGTGTAATTTTGAACGAGAACTTGAACTGCAATACATATCTCTTGACACTCTTTTGCCTGCATCAATATCAAAAAAATCAACAGTAAAATGTCTTTCTCTTGCAATTATTTTTCTAAGGTCCATATAATCTTGTGTATTCATATACATAATATTTAGTTCGCACCTTGCAACAAGCCCAACATCAATATCGTCCATATTAGTGAATGCAAATGTCCCGCCACGAGTAGGAGAGGTTTTCCATACCATTTCTTGCCAACCAAATTGACTATCTGCACCGATGCCTCTAAATGCTCTGCGTATAAACCCACCACCAGTAATATAAATAGTATTAAGTTCTTTATCGGATAAATCTATTGATTTACTTTCGTCTAATAATTCTGACATATTCATATTCTCCTATTATATTAAATTTAATGATGGGTTTGTTCTGTTTATTTCGGATTTGAATCTTTTCGACCTTGCGATTTCTGCCCCATCAACCTTTAGAACAACATCACCATCTTCTCGTTCAAATAGGTCTGAACATTCATATAAGGCTTCAACAAAAGCCTGTTTTAATTGTTTTACATTTGTTACACCAGTCTGCCCTGATGGCATTTGAGTTACAAGTTCCGCACCGGCTTCGCCTGCCACAAAGAGTGAACCTTTGTCAACCATACCGCCCTCAGCAAGGTATGAAATTCTAGGGATTGAAATTTTTGGTATATCTCCAACATTTACTCCTACTAAATTAAGTAAGGCTTTCCACGGCAACCAAATAAGATTAAGCATTTTTATAATTCCATTTACTACATCTTCTATAACCATTATAGCGACATTAATTATAGCAATAAAGAAATTGCCTATCTCTTTCGCAAAAGATTTAAAATAGTTACCAAGTTCTTTAAATGCACTCTTAAAATCCCCTTTCAAAATGGCTATTATAAACTTTATAATAGTACTGATTCCCTCTAATGCTGGGACTATAAGGGCAACAACAATATCTACTATGTCCTTTATGTATGTCAAAATACCTGAATTTTCAATCAACTCTAACAACAAATAAACGATATTTGCCACAACATCTAGTATCGGTTGAAGTAAAGGGATTATTGCCTTTATAATTATCATAACTTCTTTAACTATATACACAATTGGGTCAATTATATTATTTATAAAGTCCAGTATACCTGAATTTAGAATTAAGTCTAATACCAAAGAAACAATACTCATAACCACATCTAACACTGGAGCAAGTGCTGATAATATAGATTTTATAATATCCCATACTTCAAGTAATAAGTCTTTTAATTGGCTTATTAAGGTCATAAAGCTACTGGCGAATCCGTCTAAATCTGAAGTGGCCTCATCTACGTTTGCCGTTTCGTAGGCCGAATCGGTATCAGTTCCTGACAATGTTTCAAACTTATCAAAGGACAACAAAGATTTATTGGTTTCTGCCCCATATTCTTTCATATAGTCAGTATTTATCTTTGTATATGTTGACAAGCCTTTCATACTTGCACTGGCCTTGCTAATAGCATTTGCAACATCTGCAATACCGACTGCTATTTCTTTAATAATAGGTTCAACTACTTCCAACATAGGTGCTATTATTGAACCAATACTAGATGTAATTATAGTTATAGAACTTGTAATAGATGACATTGTTTGATTGGATTGTTTATCAAACTTTGCAAAACTAGAAACTCCTTCACTAAGGCCCTTACCTATCTCAGAATATATTAATCGCCCAAGCCTATATATTCCTAGCCTCTTAAAAGTATCTGTTAGTTTCTGTAAACCAGTCTTTTGAGTACCAGCCCCTATTCCAATTTCTTTATTAACTTTTGCCTGTTGCTTTCGTATCTCAATTAATTCTTTTTTATGGTCTTGTGTATATTGTAAATGTTCTCGTTCTCTATCAACTTGAGATTTTGTCAAGCCTGCTTCTTCTCTAATTTGCCTATTAATCTCTGCTTGAGCCGCCATTACTTGGACTATCTCAGATTTGTGTTCTGTTGTATAGTTTAATCTTTCTCTAGCATTATCAACTTGAGATTTGGTCAAGCCTGCTTCTTGATTTATAAGTTGTGAGATTTCGGCCCTATCTTTCTTTTGTTGTGCTAACGCGGATATATGTTCTTTATCGTATTGAATTTTTTGTTCAGACTTTTTTAATGCCAAATCGGAATCTGAATTTATTTTTTGTTGAAGAAGTTGCTCGTTATTTAAGAGGGTATTGTTCTTAGTCCGACCATCTATAACATTCTGAATTGTATCTAATTCTATTTTGGCTGAACGAGCCAGTTGATAAGCAGAAGATTGAAGTGCATCTCTGCGATATAATGCGTATTTAGCAATTTCTTGCTCAGTTCTAGCCAATGCTCTAGAATTAACAGATTCTTGTTTAGAAATTGAAGTATCAAGAGTTTTCCCTCGTGTTGGGAGTTTAAATTCTTTTTTCGGTTTGAAAGTTTTATTATAGTCCCTATTAATATCTCTTATAATATTTCGTATCTTTGTCAATGTCAAGATAAGACTATCTTCATTTTTAGAATCAAAATTTATTCCAAAATCTTCGAAATTGCTTGGCACGATACACCTCCTATTTTAATTTGCTTTGTAAATATGCAAGCCATTTATTATTTTTTTCTTTTTTACTACTACTATTATTACAATTTTGAATCTTTAAGTCAAATGGTTTTTGTGGATAAATTTGTTTTTTGCTCCAAGTTTGTCCATACGCAAGAGCGGTATATTGACCCATTAGATGACATATTGTATTATCGTATTGAATACGCAATTTTTCACTTTCGTTAAAGGCATCAAGGTAGTTCCAGAAATAATCGGGGTCATCTTCCCAAAATTCCTTAACTGGTTGACCTAGCCTAATAGCAAGTGGGGCAAGATAAAAATCAAAATAGTCAAGTAGATTATCATATTTATCTCTTATGGCATCTACTTGACTATCATTCTTTAAAATGGGATTTTCTTCTTCGCACTTCCTTGACCGCCGTCTGTAAAAGCCGCCATAGCCAATCTTAATACTGCTTGTGAAACATTATTGCTACCATATTCATCATCAAACTGCTCGAGGATTTTATCACTATCTCCCTTTGTTAGTTCTGGTTGTTTAACTTTTATCAACTCGTAGAATATTCTGTCTGTTTCGCTAAAAAGAAGCATACTTACCCTTGATTGGGCCTCTTCATCATCTTCTTTTAGTGATAGATATTCTGGTGCAATATCATTTATTGTTTTTAATATTTTTCTTGTAGGGGCAAGGATATATTCCTTACCGCCTATCTCAATGTGTTTTTCCATTTATATAATTCTCCTATGACTTTGCAGCGGTTACTGCATCGGTTTCTCTACCAACAGGCATTGAATCAAAAGCAATTAGGTCTGCCAGTGTTGTCAATGTTGATTTCTCAACTTTAAGCCATTCTGTCAATTTAGTTTGTGTATCTTCATCAAATGTTCCTTTTAGACTAGGAACAAAGATTGATTCTGCTGCTTGTGTTAGGCTGACAGTCCCCTTGACTGGGTTGCCACCGCTCATCCAAGTTGTGCCAGTAGCCTTGATTATGAAAGCACTGCCAAGTGGCAATAACAAACAATAAATTTTAGATTGTGTTGCACTTATAGCACCTTTAACTCGAATGTAGTTGTAACCATTACTATTCATATTGTATTCTAGTTCAACTGCTGGCGAATCTGGTCTATCAGAAACATATTGCTTAACTGGGCTATCTGCTTCTGTTATTTCGATTGTGTCAGGTGCAGAACCCATTTCAGGTGGGTCGCTTGTCGTAGGAACTAGGTACACGAATTGGTCTTTTTCGGTGTCATCTTCTTCTGCCTTGAACTTATCCCAAACATAAATCTGCAAACCTATGCTTGATTGTCCTGCAGCGTCTTGCTCTACATATTTTTCCATAATAGTCTCCTTTTATTATTCTCTAAATAGATATTTGTTTGCATTATCGCAAATCATTGTAAAGCGAACTAACCCTCGAGAGATACCATCTACCATAGACAAAGTGAAGTCATTATAGTCTACTAATAGCCCCTCCGAGTAATAATCACCTATTGCCATATTTTTTTGCAGATATGCGACCAACAAATTTCTTAATTTCTTATTGTTTAAGTTTTTTTCCTTCCCGCTTGTATAAATGTTAATATCTATATAAACTCTGGAATGGTTTTGCAACTCTAGGGAGTCGCTTGTTTCTGTATATGGCGAAGAAGTAATATCTACCGAAATGGTTGGTGTCATAGTCGCAGAAATTGTATCTGTGTCCATCGACGCGATTCTAACTTCTTTCTTAAATATCCCAAAAATCTCATCAGTTCTAAAGAATGTTTTTAAGGTTTTACAAATATTTTCATAGAAGTCTAGTTCGTCAAAATACAATCTATTTTTACCGCTACAAGTTATCATACTATGCTATTTCACTCCTTATCATTCTGTTTAGTTCTTTTTTGAGTTGTTTATAAGTTATTTTTAGTTTATTTTTGCCATAATATTTTTTTAGTATATCTGAGATTTCCGATTTGGTTTTGTATATATACATTACTGGTTTGATACCACGGGTAAACACTACTTGTTTGCCATTTTTTTGTATGCCCTCGTAATCATCTTGAGTTATAAACGCATTTTCTTTGTAGTTGTAGAACCAACCCTCGACTTGTCCCATACCAAAGTCAAGTTTCCCATACCAAGGTGCTCCACGATTTATTGTGTATCTCCACCAAGTTGGTTTGTCTGGGTTTTGCGCGGATTGTTTCCCTACAAAGCCTGTGCCGTATTCAAAAAAATACATTATGTAAGGGTCATACGCTGGGCTTTTGATTACTACCGACCACGATTTTTTATCGTTTTGCACTGCTCTAATATAATAACTATATCGTTTTTGACCAGTATATGCCATTAATCGTTTTCTCGCTCTTGCCACAAAAGCCTTTGCAAGCATTTCGGTTAGCACAACTGACATATTTTCAATAGTTTCTTGTCGCTCCTTTAACGAAGCAAGTAATTTATCAAGTTTCTGCTTGTCGATAGTTATCATTGATTATCTACTTCCTCGAAATGTAATTCTAAAAAATCTTTATATGAACTATGCAAGCCAACTTTTGTATAACCAGTATATTTTATACGATTAGTTTTTTGGTCTGCACTTGTAGGCATAAATTTGTGCCATATCGTAGTATTGGTATCAAAAGGTATATAATCGTTAGCCTTAACATAGGCAACCAAGTTCTCATAATCATAGTCTATCTGAAAGGCTAAAATTGCCCAGTCAGAGCCAAGATAATAAAGTTTAGGTATATTTATATCCTTGACACTATTGCAGCCGATTACGATGCCATTTTTCGACTCAGGGAATATATATGCAACTCTGTAATCGCCATCAGCATAGTTTGCACTATTGTAATGGTCAGCAACTATTATTGTGTTGTAATCAATTCGCCTAGTAACTGGATTCGCTTCGAATGTAAATACCTTGTCGAAAGACATTTCAGTTCCGTATATATTATATGTAACATTACCATTTGGTGTAGTTTCTTTTGCAAAATCGGTGAACCAATCAGATAATACCTGTTTTGGGTTGTCCTCAGTTGTTTCAGAAATAGCAAATCTTAATTTTATAGGTTTTTTTTGAAGTCGAATCATATTAACCTAACCTTTGAGGTACTCTTGAACGCAAATTAGTAATTGGGTCGGCATAATAACTGCTGGTCATTCCACTACCACTTTCTCCGCTTTTCCCCTCACTACCATTAGCAACAAGACTTTCACAAACAAACTCGGAAATAGGAATATCCCAAATGCCATTAAGGAACTCAGTTTCGTCAGATAAATGCCTCCATTGAGTTATTTCATTAATAGCATAATCGATATACAAGCCTAGCAAATCGCTACTATACTCCGCGTTCGGGTTGTTGTAGTTCAACCTTATTTGTAGGTTTTCGGTTAGATTTTCTTTCAGTTTTCTTGTGTTGCTGTATTTCGCCATCGACTTTTACCTCTTCATTTTCAATTTCGATTTGCGGCTCGTCTATTTTGGCTTCAACTATAACAGGTTTTGTACACTCCTGCTCTTCTTGAACAAGAGTGTAGCCTGCTATGCTGTTTAATACATCAAATGCACCTTTTGGTATTCTTGATATATTACCCGAGCCGTCTTTAACTTTTACTAAAGACATAAAGTATTTACCTCAAATTAGTCAACATCTGCGATATAGATATAGTCGCCATTGTCAAGAGTTGCAAGTACAACTTCGGAAACTTTAATGCTACGCATAACTGGGTCGTTTTGTGTGTATTCAGCAATCGCAACACCAGTGTCTACGATTTGTACATCTGCATCTGTTGCACCACCAATTAGGTCAGCCTCTTCTGGGGTTGTACCATATACGGTTTCGCCAAGGTCTTCGTTTTCTGGGAATAGAACAACTACGCCATCGCCAACGAATTTCTTGAATGTTTTGTCTTTAGGGTCAGTGTAACCTTTGGTATAAACATAAATGTTGCAGTCTGTTGCGCCCATAATATATTTTCTAACTTCATCAGCAGATGGAGTAACTTTGCCACCAGCATAAACATAAACTGCATTCTTAATTGCGTCAACTTTTGCAAGCATATTGAATGTGGTTCTGTTCATAAGCAAGCCGGTAGGTCTAACGCCAGTATTGTTTTCAATAGCATCTTGCCAAGCAACAATATCTTTTTCTGGGTCTGCATTAGCGGTATCTGTCCAAACGACAGTAGCATTACCTTTGTTAGTAACCTCATAGTCATAAGAATATGCTTGACCATTGCCCTCGAATACGATTTGACCAGTCGTAAGGGCCTGAGAACGCATAATTTCTGGAACGACTCTTGCGTTTTCAAGAAGTCTTTCGCCTTCATTATAAATTCTGTTCATTACGGTATTGATATATTGTTCATTACCAGTTTGAAGAACCATAAGTAGTTCTTGTCTTTCTTTCTCGCTGATATTTAGTGAGTTTTTGAAGAAAGGCATTTCGGTTGTAACCTTGCTGAAGTTCTCACGAGCAATAGGGATAACCTTTGAATCGAAACTAGATGGGTCAAGTGGTCTGATTGCTGGGGTTTTGCCAGTAAAGTAAGACAATTCAATGCCCATTTGTTTTCTGCTTGGGAAAAGTGCTTCAAGCATATAAGGCTGTCTATCGTTGACAGTGTCAATCCAACGAGTAGCAAGTTCCTTGCCTGATACTGCATCAAAAATTGTTGACATAATTATTTAGCCCCCTTTATAAAAGTGATTCCAAGTTTTGCCTTTACGCCCTCTGCGTCAACTAGAGCCTTAACAGAATCGTCAAGTTTCAAGTAGTCAACATAGCCAGCATAAAGTAGAGTCGCGTTTGTATCGCCAGCGGTAACATCGATATCGTGTCTTGCTACGCCGTATACAGTTGTTCCACTTACTGCCATTACGGTTTGTCTTTCCATAAGAACATTTTTCTCGGCATATAGTGGAGTGCCAGCCTTGATAATCTTTTTGCCATCAGCATTGGCAGCAACATCAGTGTTGCCAACTATAACTGAGAATGCAAAAGCAAGTTCAGGAGCAACTAGAATATCAGTGCTGTTTGTGTAGGTTGTTTTCTTAACCATATTTGCCATTTTGATTTCTCCTATTTCTTATATAAATTTAGTATATCTTCCCTTGAACGGGCAGATTTTTCTTGCTTTAATTGTTGAATTTGTGGCTTTATTACAGGTTTTTCGTCTTTCTTAGTTTGCATTTCTTCGATAATTTTTTGCTTGTAATCAGCAAGGACCTTATCTCTTTGCGAAACGAACACATCGATGTTGTTCAGGGTGTCAGCATTGTCGGTAATGTTAGAAATAATAACATTTATTTCATCTTCAGTGAAGTTTTTACCAGACAATTTTGTACGAGCCTTTTCTCTATTGATGTTTGTCATTTCGGTTTGCTTGTAAGTAGCGAAATCCTCTTTTTCTTTGACAAATTTCTCTTGCTCACTCATCTTGGCTTCATTTGTTTTCTTCTCCCAGTTAGTTTTTGCAGTTTCTACTGCTTTACTTACGGCAGAGTCAACATAAGAGTTCAAGGATTTTGTGAATGAGTCATTGTCCAAAGCCAAAGCACCATTTTCGTCAATTGTAGCAAAATCTTTTAGTTCCATAGTAACCTCCTTTAGTTCGTGTTGATAACTCCCAGCCAGTCAATGCCCAGTCAGTTTTTATCTTACGCCCCAGATTTTGTTCGTTAGAACTATTATTCCTCGACATCGCTGTCGTCAGAACCATTGTTAGTTGTATCTTCTTGTGTTTGTTCTTGTTGTGAAGATACTTGCGATACGGAACTTGACTTCACTTGTTTTTCTAATTCAAGGTCGGCTTGTTCCACTTGGTATCTAAGGTTTTCTTCTGCATCACTGAGTGAATCATTAGAAAGCCCAGATTTATCTAGTGCGAGTCTATCAGACATTCCCGCCGCTTTCATTGTGCTATAAGCAGTTGTTGAAACTGAAAGATTCTCTGCACGATTTCTATTACTATTTATTTGTATATCAGACAATTCAAGGTCACGATAAGGGCAGTCTGCATAACCTCTACCGATTGCAAGGATAAGTTCCAAGCATTTGTTTTCTGCATATATTGCGTTTGATGTAACTTCGCCAGCGATATTTTCTAGTGAACGATACCCAGCACGACTTTCAACTGCAAGTCCAGTATCTCCGCTTGAACCACGAGTTTCTCGACTTGGAATACATAGTACTTCTTCCAACTCTTTGCATAAGTAATCTTGCAATGTTTGATTTTGTGTTTGGTCGAGTGTCATTTCTAACTTGCTAACAGATGGTTGGACACTCGCTCTCGGAATAGACCTAAATGATAGTATGCCATTTTTAATAGATTTCTGTATTTCTGCAAGTGCTTGGCCAGATGTATCAATATCTCTCAAGACGAGTAAATAATCTACAACTTGCTGCACCGCATCAATTCGTGTTGAAGCCAATGTATTTATTGCATCTATTATTGGGTATCCCAATTCGAAGTCATTTGTCAAATCATTTTTGCGAATGTATGGGACTACTGGAATCAGCCCAGTTGCGGTTCCGTAAGGTTCAGCATCGAACTCTATATTTAAGCCGTCAATGTTTGTGCTGTATGGAATGTTGTACCATTGCCCTGCGGCCTTGTAAAATTCCCATTTGTGCCATTTTGTCCATACGGTATAAATTATTGCCGAATTGGTAAATTGACCAGTTTGCTTGTCATAAAACTTCTTCGTGTAGTAGTTTATACAACAACTTTCGTCTTGTTCAATAGTATTTTCGTATACCATATAAGTGTTTTTGGGGTCCAATGTCGAATAAGACTTGAAAAATTGACCATTTCGCTTATCTTCTTCAGTTGGATTAGTTATTAACTTGTAGCCAATTGAGTAAATGCCAGATTTTTGCGTAACTTGCTTGGTTTTTTGACCATAATTGTCGTTTTTCATAGCATCTTTCAGTGCTTGAATCTGCAATTGAGCAGATTTTGTAGCATTTCGAGAAGAAACTGACATAGGTTCTGAAAAGCAATACCCATCAATCGTTGTGACTGCAATTTGTGGGTAGTTTATAGATACTTTATTGTTAATTGTAGGCTGTTGTGTTTTCTCTTTGAACTTAATATTTGTGTCATTGTAGTAGTATTTTTCATCTGTAATGTACAAACTTTTGTTAAATTCGTGTAAAGAGCGCGTTTCGACAATGATTTTAGGAATTAATACCTTATCTGTGTCTATATCGCCTGTTAATTTTATATCACACAATATTTTTTGTTTTGATAAATAAGTTCTTAACACTATTCTCTCCCTAAAATGACGATTTCGCTATCTTTTAATTTTATTTAATAAACAATTTTTTCCAAAAGTCAAGCGTTTTTTATCATTTTATCCAAAAATTTTATTTTTTTCTATTCCTGTTATGCTTGAAATCCGTTGTTCGGTATTCAAAATATTCTCTTTTGAGAACATTGCCATTGCATCGCAGCAGTCATCAGGGTTAATTCTGCGGCCAATGTTGTTTTTGCTGTCCCAATTCGTAAACATATCCATAAATCTGCCCATATCGGAGTTCGCGGAGTAATTTTTTCGCATTGGGAACTTAATATATTCAAGAATTACACTTTCTTGGTTTAATATTCTTTGAACTTTGGTTTCTGCACCCTTTTGCGATGTTGAAAAGAACTCATCAATTGTGCACAACCTATATCCTTTTTGTCGTAATTTCTCATCAAGTAGTGAACCAATTGTATTACTTGTGTTGTTTTCTATGCTAAGTTTAACGAGATTGTTGTCCATAATGAACTGAACTACATAATCGAGGAACTTGTTCTCTGGGTCGGAAAGATTCCCCAACGATTTCTGCTTGCATATACACGAAGTGAAGTACCAATAGCCATCATTCCCATCAACACAAACTGGCATTACAAACCAGTCGCTGCCACTTTTACGAGTAGGGTCAAGGGTTGCTTTCCCAACACGACAAGCGCAATCAGGTAATGTGTCATAAAGTTTTAGGTTACTTATATCAAAAACACGAGGCTCACGACTGGCCCTTTTTTGTCTATAAACTAGGTCAAACTCGTAAGGTTTGGTATTTTCTTGTTTTTCTCTTAGTTTCTCAGTCGAAATAAGTTTTGGTGCAATACTCTCACCTTTTTGGTCATAGCAGTCAATGGTTATAACCACCGTTTTAAAGTCTGCTGTGTGCCTTGTGCAAAGGTATTTGTCGTCGTCAATAAGCATTCTATGTTCTTCTAACCCACGAATTATTTGGTTTGGCACATCATACTCATTAAACATTGTACCAACAATTAATTCTGGCAATGCGTCATCTTCTTTACGGCTTTCCATATCGATTTGGTATTGTGTCCACATTTTCTTATGTTCTTCGTCATTGTTCATTTGTGGAACACCATCAGACAAGTCGTCAATGATTAATGCAACGAATATACGAATTGAGTTAATACCTGACTCACGGCCACGAGCGTAATAACTGGCACCAATTTTAGGGTTAAGCCCTTGAAGTTTCCATTCGCCAATGGTTTCTCTTTCGAAGATTAAGCATTTATTGTTTGGGTAATACTCTTTAAGTTCAGGATAAATCTCAGCAATTTTTGGGTCACGAATCATATTCATTATCTGAGTCGAAAAGCGTTCTGCATTACTTGTATTGTTTGACATACGCAATATACCACTCGTTTGATAATAAATCTTGTGTAGCATTGTACTAATAACTGAGTATACATTTACAACAAAGGATTTTCCACTGCTTGGTTGCACGGCGAAGATTATTCGTTTAGGCATAATTCCATCGTCGAAGTGAATACCCATTTTAGTTGCGTTCATTCGGTTCATAAAAAATATTGGAGTTTCGAGCAGTGGTTTTCTCTTTGGGTATGCCCTTTCTTGTGGTTCTGTATCCAATTCGTAAAAATTAATAAATCTTTCTATGTCCCAACGAGAGGCAATTGCTAACATTGTGTTAGTAAGTAATATAAACTTATTGTACCATTTCGAGAAAATTCGTTCAACCGTTCCACCTTTTTTTGAATATACATCAAGTAAATATCTACTCCCTCGGTATAAGCGGTTGGCAAGTGCAGATATATCAAAGTCGAGTCGAATAATTTCAAGTTTGTTAAATTTAGGGTTGGTAGTCTTGTATTCAATGAACTTGTTAAAGGCATCAGAGATGTACCCCATAGCGACAAGTAGTAGTTCCGCACGATTTTTCAGCGACTTATCATCAGACTTTTGTGGCAAAGCGTTAATTTTGGGAATAAGTCTAGTGCATTCGTCTATATAAAACAAAATTTCTTCCACGAAACTACCTCCTACTAATAATCTCTTTTTATGGAGTTGTATTTACGAACAAACTCCTCTCTGCGAAGATAAAATTTTTTAGTAGCATTACGCCAGCAAGTATAGCTGCACTGATAAAAAGTAGATTTGTCGGTATCTCTATACTTGTAGAACCACCCAGCCGTATCCAGTATATAAAATTCCGCGCCACATTCACTACATCTCATATTTTAACCTACCTTATAAAAACACAGACTGGGAGATTTGAACTTCCACCAAGACGGGTTAAAGTCTTGTGCTACATTACACTAAGTCCATAGGGTTTGTGGGAGAAATGGCTTAAGCCCACAGAGGTAATCATACTTAAATACATTATAGTAACTAATTTTAATTCATAGTGTCGATTATGAAAAAACACAAAAGGATACCATTTCTTTGTAGGTAAAAAATGTACAGGTGTTTCCACCTAAATCCGCTATATCACAAAATCGGGTGGTTTGTCAAGCGAATTTAACTATTTTTCTATAATTTTTTTGCGGCAGTGCCAAAATTGGGGTCTCTAACTATCAATTCGAGTAAAAATGTAATTGAGCAGGAGCCTTGTGCATATGCCTTATAGCAATTCCTAGGTATATTTATATATACTTTATGTATTTTAAGTAAATAATGTGGGGTAAGGTAGTTTGCTAGTCGAGAACCAAAGGTAACACAAGCACACATATACTAATAATATATATATACTTAATATTTTATATAATATAATGTGTTTAAGCAGGTATATGGCGCGTAGGTGTGCACATATCTCGTCCAAGCCTCAAGTAATTAATATCACCTGTATATAATAATATATATAATTCTTCGCCCTAGGTATTCAGTGTACTTTTCAGGGTGGCGAACAATCTGCGTGGGCCTCTCCTCTCGGAGTAATATCATTCTGTATATTTATTTAGTTAAGGGAAATTTCTTCTCTTTAACATATTCTTCGTTTGGTACCAATCTCTTTCGTTAAGCGGCCCCCTTGATTTCCCTCGCACAGCAGAATGGGGTTTTCTTCTTTTTATAGCCCCTCCCGCTCGCCCCCCTCCCCGCGCCTGAGGTCAACACCGCCGCGGGCGCGCACCAAAAAAAATATAAAAAAATAAAACTTTTTTTGCAAAAGTACTTGACATTATCTAACATTTATGATATAATATAATTACAATTAAAGAATAACACGCGGCAAGAAAATTTGCAAGTATAAAAAAATTACAAAAAAATTGTAAAAACTGCTTGACATTATCCACAAAAAGTGTTATAATATAATTGTAAAAAAGATATAACAACAACAACCGTTGTTATATCTCAAAATTCCAGGTTGTAGGAGGGAAAAAATATGAGCAAATACAATGTAATTGCAAAACCAAAAGAGGGGCAAGAATATATTCTAACAGAAATGATGGCAACGAAATTGTCGCAGGCAAAATTTGAAAAGTTAAAAAACCTTAACCCAGAGTTGCTCGGCGGATTTGTTTTTATCCCCTATTCAAAAACAGATTTTTGCTGGTGGGGAAAAATTACAAAATGCTTGACACCAACCAAAATCAAACGCGCCTATTTTGATATTGACTTTTGCGGAAATGTAACGCAATTTTAAAAAAACAGGAGTATAGAAAAATGAAAAAGTTTTATAAAGACGACAAAAAAATATCGCACGCCGAGTTTGAGGGGTGGCTGGCTATGGAGTTAAATTCCGCCCCTCAACGCGAGATTGCCTGTGGCCTCAAATGGTTACAGAATGGCGATATTTGGCACGGCTTACAAATTAAGTTTGATATTAATAAAAAAACAAATTAAAACGACTAGTGCACCACGGCGGCTGGCGCCCCGCCGCTGGCGGTACTTTTAGAGCGATGGAGGTGATTTGTGACACGCGACCAGTGACACTGCCAAACTTAGTAAGTGTTGGCAAAGAAAAAAAATATATTAATATTAATAAAAAAATGATATTAATTAGATTATCAAAATTAACAAAAATAAACAAAAAGAGGTAAAAATTATGAAAAAACTACAAATTAAAAATACAAAATATATCGACGATGTCGAAAATTTAGAGCAGGTGCAAAATATACTAAACAAGCACAATTTTGATATAGAATATATCAAACTGGAAAATGCCAAAAAAAAATATGTTTATAAATTTTATATTGACGGCGTAAAATTTGACTATTTTGAGGGGCTTGGGAATGAAAAACTTAACGACCAAAACAAGCAAGATATACTTCTTAACGCTTTATGGTGTCTATTACAAGATAGAGATTACGCAAATTGTTTTGGGCAGGCAGATTTTCTTTTTGAGTTTGGATATAACGAAAATGCAAAAACTCTTGCCGATGGCATCAAAACATATGAGAAAATCAAAAGAAATAATGCAAAATTACTAAAAATATTCAGCAATGCTGATTTAGACTTTTTGGCAAGCAATATAAATTTATAGGATGATGAAAATGGAAAAACTTAAAGAGCAGACATTTTTGGTTAAATATTTTTCAAAAGATGGCGAATATTTAGATTTTTTTAGACACGGTTGCAAAAAATTGTCAACAGTATTAGCGCGAGAGAGAAAATGGGTAACCTCGTGCTGGGCTCGCAAATACACCGATGATACAGTAATGCTCGTTTATCAACCGGACGATGATGATAAAGATAATTTGATTTTAAAAACCACAAAACGCGATTTTTTAGATGGTCAAAATTAAAGGAGGAGAAAAAATGATTATTGACACAATTTTGGACCGCAAAGACGGTATACCATACACAAAAGACGATTTTAATTACATTTTAAGAGAGGCCAAAATTTTTGGATTTGACGACATAGTTGAGGCTATGAACTCAAATAAAAATGCAAGCATCGTACCGGCGCTAGAAAATTACATAAAAAATAATAACTACAATTTAGAGTTAATCAAGTTTATAAAATCTAAAAACTGGGAGAGGAGGTAACATTAATATGACAAACTACCAAATGAAGAAAGAAAATGCACGACAAAAAGCAATTGACTGGCAAATGGAATTTTACAAAACCGACCACTTTATGAGCGAATATGCTTACTGGGCAAACTATTTTGCGAAACTTGCCAAGCGCTATGGGCTGGTCAAAGAATTTAGAGAAAATGCTATAATTTAGACTAAAAAAATTTGTAGCAAAATGTAAAAAATGTTTGACATTATGCAAAAATAAGCGTATAATAGAATTAATTTAGAACATAAGCCCACACCAAAACGGGTGGCGGTTGTTAAAGGGGTAAAAAATGAAAGAATTTTGCGAAACAATAGCAACAAAGGAACTGACGGACGAGGTCTTGCTGACGCTTGACTTATACAACACCGACAGGAAAATCAAACAAGGGCAAACGCAACTATATATCATATCGCTGGAAAATGGCGACGATATTCAAGAACTGGCAAGAACGCAAAACGAAATAAAAGCAAGGCGACTATTTAGAGTTATTGTGTCGCAATTGCGAAAAGAAATTGAAGAGCAAGACGAACTCGGGAGGGTGCTATGACTATTAATAATCAAGATTTTAGAGCAGATTATTTTGCAACTGATAATTTTTACAAGTTTTTCGTACTAGAAAACAAATTTGATTACGCTGAGGCACAAGCGCTGGGTTATGAATTATACCCAATGCCAATGCTAAAAGAAAAATATGACAATGCAGATTGTCTGCGATTTATAGACAACTGGACACGCACAAAACACTATGCAAACCAATTTGAGCAAGCAGAATTTAGAGATATACCCACAATGTGGGAATTCGTAAATAATAAATTAAGAGAACAAGGAGAAAATTATGGACAATAACATTGAGAGAACCGAACAAGCACTCGAAAATTATCTGAGTGAACTGGTTGAAAAGGACGAAAACTATTTTGATGACCATCTGGAATTTATAGAAGAGGTTATCGACGACGCCGAAGATTGTGGCGCAAGCATATACTACTGGGCAGACGAAAAGTGTTATGCAGTATACTGGGGGCAATACACGAGAACATTTACTGACTATTGCAATTTAGAGATATTTATCAATAGTGGCGACTTGCTAAAATACCTAACCAACCAAAAATATTTGGTTGACAATGCGACAACAAAAAAATTTAGAGAAAAGGAGGAAAAATAAAATGAACGCATTTGAGGGAATAAACAAAATTTTTAACGACGCAATTAAGAGAGAGGAGGAAAAACAAAAAATGATTGAGCAGCCTGAATTGGAGTTTGACAACGTACTTAACTTTGATGGGTTTGAAGATTGGACAATCGTCTTGCAACAGTACACCGAATATAACGGCGAAAAGGAACGCCAAATATACAATGTGGCAATAAAATTTGATATAGATTGGCAAACTAGAACGCTAGACCTATTTGAAACTTACGAACTAGACGAGGCAACTAACTATTACGAAATGATAGTAAATAACATTAACAAGGTAGAACACACAAGGGAGGAAGTTGACAATGATGACGACGAATAATGCCGAATATGATGATTATATTGTATTTGTGCTCGGTACTGACAATTTTGATGCAACAGTCTTTATTAGAGAACTAGCAAGGCGTGAAGGTATTGACACTGCATATAATTGTTGTGTTTATATCGCAAAGAAATTTCAAGAATACGATATTATAACTAACAATTACAATAAGATTTCACAATATGAAAGCCTATGTAATTTTTTAGATGACTACTACTTTGAAGTTAAGGAATATATTGACGAAGGAACAAAATTTGAAATTAAAAAGGGCTGATGGCTATGAAACTAAACGAGTACGAAATGAAATGGGCAATCGATGCCATACACGCGAAAATGAGCAAAATTGAACACAATGGCAATGCTGCGACAAGCAAAACCTACACGAAACTGCAAAAGATGGAGCAAGAAATCTATGCGCAATCAAACGAGGCCGAAAACGGCTTAGAAAAATAATGGGAGGTTAATGAAATGAAAGAAGTAACATATTATACAAACAAAACTGGCGAAAGATTTTGCATATTCGAATTGGAAGAGATTTACTTCGGGGCTGACAAATACGGGAATATACATTACACATTTAAACAGTACGAGGTATTTGAACAATGGCTAAAAGAAAACTTTGAAGAACTTACAAGGTATGTCGAAGACCCTCGTGAAAGGGCGAGAAATTCTGTCTATGCAACAGGCAATAGATGGGCAATAGAAAATTGGAACGCAACACATTAAAAATAGGAGGAGATGAAAACAATGAAAGACTACGAATTAGAAAAAATTGCACAAAACTTGGTAGACAATGTGCAAGAATTGACAGCCGACAATATTTATAGTTGGCTAGTCGACAATGAGTGGAGGATTTACAGCCACCGAGAAAAAGAATATCACAGAGAGGATATTTTGAACGAACTGCAAAATCGCAACGAGAGATATGTCGAAGAATGCGAGGAAAAAGGAATTGAACCAAACCCTAAACATATCATTGACGCAACTGACGACCTAGTCGATACTATTCTATACAACTATGAAGATAGGCTTGGCGACAGCGGGGAGTGGCACGACATACTAGACTATGTGCTTGACGATATGGAACTTGGGGCGTTGGACGACGATGACGAGGACTAACAATGGATAAACTAGTACTATTCAACGACAAAGAGAGTTTTCAACGAGCCTACATATATGCAAGGCGGAGAGGTTACAGGTGGGGTTGGCAATCTGCACAAACATTTGAGAAAATTAAACGCGACTTGCCAGCGGCGGCGAAAAACTACGCGCTATGTCTAAGTTACAACGAACTAACCAAGCGCAATGAAATTACATATCAAACAATGGTTTATTATTTGGGGCGTAGAAACGAAAATTTGAGTAACTATGTATTAGAAGACTACCGACTATAAAAAATGCCGCCTAGGCCACAAATTTGGGCTCAAAATGGGTGCTGAGATAACAAAATAAAAACATATAAGGAGGAAACAAAGAAAATGGCAATTCAATTTAGTGAAGATATGATTTCACGAATGGGGGAAACATCTGCCCAGCAAATAAGAGATGCCCTAACAAAAATGCAAGTCGAAAAAGATAAAAAATTTAGAGTTGTTGTGATAAAAGATATACCGCTTTGGGATTATCATAAAGAAACACCATTTTATTTTGATACACAAGACGAAGCAGAAAATTTCCTATACTATATGCGCTACGAGAAATTAAAAGTCGACGAAGACATTCAACTGATAAACCCTGATGGTGAACTACTTATCGCAATGTAACAACCCAACGAGGAGGGAAACGCAATGTATAAATTAAAATACTATGATATTTGGGGTACAAAAATACCTATACCAAAAAACCTAGACAAAACATACAATACAAAAAAACAAGCGTGGTGGACACACTACAACAACCCACCAATTACTGCATATTATGATGTTGTGGTAGTAAAAATTTAGAATAAAGGAGAAGATTATGAAAACAATTACAATTAAATATCATTTTGATGGCAACGATTTTGATTACGAAGTTTATAAAAACGATTACAATAAAGCACTTGAAGATTTCAAAGAATGCTCGGGCGAAACTGATGAAGATGAATTGGCAGAAATGGTCAAAGACTACTTTGAAGATAGTGCATACGAAGAGTATGAGAACCAACAAGAACAATGGCAAGACGAAATAAATAACAACCCTGATATTTACAAAAACAATATCCACGGCGGTATATAACACAACACAATAAAATTATAAAACAAAGAGAGGTAAAAAATGGGAAACACACAAATAAATATTATAAAGAAATACTTGAACAATAGTAACAACAACGACTACAAGATTAATTATGATACCAACGGAAACCCAATAAGCGTTTATTCTCGTACACTGAAAACAAATATTGGCTTTAAGCGATTAATAGTAACTATACTAGATAAACAAGACTTGTCAGATTACCTAACCCAATCTGAAATTGACGAACTAGTTAACTTTTTAGACTATCTCAAGAATGCACACAAAAAACATAGAACCAAACCTATAAAAAGAGTAAACACTACCAAAGATATTACAACTCAAACAAATCTGGTATTAGAACACTTGAAAACTTATGGAAGTATTAACAATTTTGAAGCAGTCGAAAAATATAAAATATTTAGTTTAAGTCGCATTATATGTTACTTGAGAACACTAGGTTATAAAATATCAACGACAAAAAGATTTAGGCAAACAAACCCACTAACAGGTAGAGCATCGAGTTGCTCAAATTATGTACTCAAACAGCCAAAAACGTTTGTAGAAGACACAAAACCAACCACAACCGATAGAGAATACTGGGTTGTTATGACAACGAATTGTGATAACAATTATGTGGCAACAGCGGTTGAACCATATCTATTCGATAGTGAAAATTCTGCAAATAGATTTTTACAGGAATTTATGGAAGACAACAAACAAGTATTAAAAGGACAATTCATACAAGTATTTATAAACAATAAAATTTAGTATTTATAAGGGGTTAGGATTATGACAAATATCGAGAAACAAATATTACAATACGAAATTGCAACAGGTTACACAATATTCGGGACAAAATTGACCAAACAACAAATCAGGTCAAACAAAATAAAATTAAAACAAGGAGAAGATTTAGATTATGAAATGCAATTATAACACTGAGGAAGAGAAAAAACAGGCAATTAAGAGAAGTACAAAAAAATATCAACGAACAGAAAAGGGGAAACTTGCGGCACAAAAATATAATGCTAGCGAAAAATGCAAGGAAACAAGAAGTAAATATTACGAAAATCACAGGGAAACAATTAGAGCGCAACAAGACCAATACTATGAACAACATAAAGCAGAAATTGCAGAACGCAAACGCAAATGGTATCAAGAAAAAAGACAAAAAGAACTCAAAAACATTTTGGACAACAAATAACATTAAAGAAAATGTTAAAATATGCGCAACAACATTAAAGAAAACTTTAAAAATATATGCCAAAAATTAAAGAAAATGTTAAAATATTTATTGACTAAAATGCCATTTTGGTGTATTATAAAAGTATAAAAAGGGAGGCATAGATGACTGGTCTAAAACGCGAAATTATAAAAAACTTAAAAAGAAAATCTTGTAACAGAAAAAAAGATTTGACAATAAGTGGAATTGCAAAAACATTTGGGCTATCTTATCCAACTGCAAAACGGAAAATTGAAACTGGCGATTTTACTGTTGAACAGGGGCTTGCATTAATGAGCATATTTTTTAACGAATACTCAACCGATATGCTTGAATATTTGTTTATTGATATAGGAGGCGAAAATGAAAAAATTTATAATAAAATCGATAAAAATACACAATTTTAAAGGTATTGCTGACGCGAATATTAACTTCGATAAAGACAAAACAGTCTTGATTGCACCAAATTTTAGCGGAAAATCAAGCATAATGAAAGCATTTGAATGGTGTTTTTCGCAGCAAGTAAATGACTTTATACCAAAACTTAACAACCAAGAGTTGATTGGTATTACAACCAAGGTCGAAGTATGTATGCAAATTGACAATTGCGACTATGCATTTACTCGTGAAAGTGTAGGAAAATACGATTTTAACGAAAAAACTAACGATTACACGCGGAAAACTTCAAATACAAATACATACTATATAGACGGAATTGAGTTCGCGCAAACTGATTACAACAAATATCTACTCGAATTGTTTGGTATTGAAACACTAGACCAATTGCCAATGTTTATAGATAAAAATTTCTTTTCAGTTGGCAACTTAAAATTTGACTGGCGTGCAAGACGAAAATTGTTGGTAAACATAAGCGGTGCAGATATTGCAACAAAATCACTTCGAGAGAATGAAGAATTTGCGGTTTTGAAACCATATTTAGATAAAAAGTTTGATATAAATAGTATTAAACAAATGCTTGAACACGATAAAAAAGTATGTAAAAGTCAGCAAGAAAGAAACTTGATTTTGATTGAACAAAAGGAACTGGAACAAATTTCCTTGAAATCCGTACAATTTGACGAACTTGAAAAAGAACTTGAAAGTCTAGGGAATGAATTGCATACACTTAGAGATAAAACCCAAAATGAATACGATACAGACAAAATACAAGAACTCGGCAAACAAATTGTTGCAACTACAACCGAATTGGAGAAATTGAGAACCCAAGACGAGTTGAAATTGTCAGATATGAAAAAACAACTAACGGAACTTTATAGTAAAGCCATTGCGATAAAAGCAGATATAGACAAGGCGAGGGTTGACCTTGAAGAACAAAAACGAACCCAAATCGAGATAAAAAATCATAAGGTTGACGACCAGTGTCCGACCTGCAAACAACAGTTACCACCTGAACAAATAGAACAGCACCAGCAGCAAATTAAGGCTAAACTTAAAGCAATAAATGCAAACATAAAGGATACGGAAAACAAGATAAAAGAAAATATCTCAAAATACAACGAAATGAAAGCAAATTACAACACTATGACCGCCGAAATTGCAGAATTTGAGGCAAATCCGCAAATAAAAGTGCTTGCAGACCTATTAAAAACGCAAAAACAGGCCCTAGATGGTGAAAAAAATGCATCAAATGTTGAGTTTTACAAGAAACAAGAACAAATTATTCTTGATAAAATAAAATATACAACTATACAATTGTCAAAACGAGAACAATTGGCAGAGAATAACAAACTGATAGAACAGTGGCGTAACGAAAATATGGAGTTTGCAGACAGAATATTGGACTTTGATAATCAACTTGCGGTACTCGACAAATATGTTCGTACTGAAAACCAAATTGTTTGCGATAAAGTAAATGAAATGTTTCCAAAAGAAGTTACATTTACATTGTTCAAAGAAAACTACAATGGTTCAATAGATTATGAGTGTACACCTATGTATAACAAGGTCCGATATGAAAGTCTATCAACAGGTGAAAAAATAAGGTTAAATTTGGCAATTCAAGAAACATTACAAAATGCTTTTGGGTTGAATTTCCCAATATTCATTGATGACTATGAAAGCCTAACAACACCTATTGAAAGCGACCGACAATTAATATGTTTGAAAGCAGACGAAGAAACAAAAAGAAACTTCGACTTGCTGACAATAAAAAATAAAAAAGGAGAAAAATAAATGGACAACAAAGAAATTATCATAAGAGATGATAATCAAGTAGCACAAGTAAACGAAACAGCCGTTATGCAAATTGCTACTGAGTATGTGAAAGACATACAAGTACCAGCAAACTACGATGCCAACAATGCAGTAAAAAACTTTTGTTTGGAAGTATCCACGCTGAAAGACAAAAAAGGCAATAGGGCGCTAGATGTTTGCACACCGCAAAGTATTGTAGCCAGTATGCAAAAAATGATTTCACTTGGACTAAACCCGACTAAGAAACAAGGTTATTTGATAGTTCGTGGGAATACACTTTGTCTAGACAACGGAGCATTTGGTAATGTTAAAATTATGAAAGATGTTACTGGCTACGAAATGTTTAGTGAAGTAATTTACGATGGCGACAAGGTAAAAATTACACGACGAAAAGATGGTTCTCAGGTGATTGAAGTTCAAACCACTTGGGCAAATATTCGTGGAGGTAAAATTGTTGGTGCATATGCAGTTGTTTCTGATAGAAAGACTGGCACAGTTATCAACTCGGATATTATGACTATGGAGGACATTAGAATTTCTTGGGCACAATCGTCAACAAAAGATTTGTCAACGCATAAGAAATTCCCTCACGAAATGGCAAGAAAGACGGTTGAGAGTAGACTTGCAAAGCGACTAGTAAACACTAGCGACGACACAAGAAAATATGCAGACCTAGAAAAATATATTATAAACGAAGATAGTTACAATGTTATCGACGCAGACGAAGAACTAGGAAATGCTGTTAACTTGGAAAATGACGCCGAAGCAGAAGTTGTAACCGCAGACGACAATTCAATTACGGCACTTGAATTAGATGATATTGGTGGAGAAGAACAAGACCTTAACGGGGCTGTTGAAATACTTTATCGAGAATACAAAGCAAGTCAAGATAGAGGTGAAGACAAATACGAAGTAATACCAAATACATACAATGCTAAAAAACATACTTGTCTAGTAAGGGTCAAAGGAGAATAATAATGGAACATAAACAACATAGAACAGATAATATACTTGAAATTTATAGAAAAAGATTTTTTAACAAAGTTAATCACGATATAGATATTCAATATGCATTTCAAAAACAGAATGGCACATATTCGGAAGATGTCGGTAAGGCAATTAATGATAAATCAAAAGATGTTATGAATGATTTTAGAGAGAAAATGTATGAAATACTAGCACAACTTGATGCGTGTGATACATACGAACAAGAAATGGCCGTATTGTGTTCTTATGACATTTTTGACAGAGCCACTGGTCATATTACACAATTCAAAGATAATGAAGAATAATACAAATAAGTTTTATTCAAAGGAGGCGATGCTATGATATTGACTACAATAGCAAGTGGCTCGACAGGAAATTGTTATCTTTTGAAAAATAATAATGGTAGAATGGTAATTTTGGATTGTGGGGTAAAACTTGAAACCATAACGAACAATAAAAGATTTACCAAGTTCGGCGATATAGATTTTGTGTTCAGTTCTCACTCACATAACGACCATAGTAAATGCCTAACCGATTTTGAATTGGCAGGGTGCAAGATAATATCTTTTAAGACATTAGAACCAAAGACTCAAAAATTTGAAATAGGCGACTGGCAAATACTGACATTTCCAATTGCACATAATGTTCCGAATTGGGGGATAATTCTAAAAGACAAATTTGGCGGCGAAAAACTTTGCTATGTAACAGACTTTTACGAATTGCCAATTATTGAGAGCATTGACCATTGGCTTTATGAAGTCAACTATGACACAAGCACGGTAGATGAAATACTTTTTAGTGATAATTTTGAGTTGCTAAATCTAGGGTTTAAATACCATAACGGGCTTGAAAATGCCATAGACTATTTTGAGAAAGTAAAAACTCGACCAAAAACTATTACGGCGTGCCACCTGAGTAGGAAAAATGCAAATCGAAAAAATATCGTAAACCAATTAAAACAATTTTGCGATAAGGTTCAACTCGCACAAGGAGACATAGAATTATGAAAATTGGCTCAAAATTAATTATTTATAGCATTTCGAAAAAAAGTCAGGTCAATGGTAAAAAATTTTACATTGGAATATTTATAGAAAAAGTATACAATAGTTATCGTAGAGACAAAAACAAATGGGAATATACCAAGCAGCCTGCGTTGTTTTCTACTGACCTTGATGTTGAAGAAGCAAAATTTGACTTGGGCGTCAGTGAAGACCAATACTCGTGCGAAAATATATCTAATCCTGAAAAAAGTATTTTTAGGGTGTTGGACTTTTCGGTAACAACAGTTACGAAATGGAAAAGAGGAAAACAAGTTTTTAACAAATATCATAAACCTGAAACTGCACTAAAATATACAATTACTAAAATGTGCCGCGACAAAGATTTTGTTTCGGAAGAAAAGCAAATCGGAATATTAAACCGCAAAATTAAAAGCCTTGAAGCGCAAGTAGAAAAGTATAAAGCGATGAATAGCGAATTACGCCAAAAAAACGCCCTTAAAGGCCAACAAGTGAAGTACCGAGATAAATTAGTCGAGAATGAAAAGAAAAAGGCCGAGAGGGCCAAAAGAAGGCTTAATACGGTAATAGAAACACAAAAACATATACAAATAAATAAAGAGAGAGCAGAAAATGCTTCAATTAAATTCGAGGAGATATAATTATGAAAATTCTAATTAACAAAACACAATACGGAGTATCCGCAATAGTAAACAATGGAGATGCAAAAAATCCAGTAAAATGTTTTATCGATGTATGGACCCCTGACGAAAAGGCCAAAATGTTAAAAACAGATACTCGATACTTGATTAAAGTTATAGACGGAGGCCTATCTTGCTATAAAAAGAGAGATGGCTCAACCGCCCCAAAACTATTGATTAAAGATTTTGAGATACTTAAAACTTATCAAAATAATTATTCAACACCAACTGCAACCGCAAGACCAGTTACAAAGCCAGTTGAAAAGCCTGTTGTAAAACCAGCAGAACCTACACTGCCAAATGTTGCTCCAATTGACGACGAAACTTTACCTTTCTAAAAAATAAAAAAATGTTCTTAAAATGTTTGACAAATGTGTCTATGCTATGGTATTATATATAAGACAACAAGGGACAGGGAGTAATTAACCTTTCCAAATTAAAGTTCTCATTTGGATTACCTTGTTGATACCATATAAAAGAGAACATATATTATGAAAAGAAAGAGAATTAAAACTGAAAAACAAAAATTATTAGAAGAAAATATTTACAAAATACAAGATTTTGAAAAACCACCTAATGAAGAAAAACGCTTTGTTAGAATATCACATTATATGCTAAATAATTGTAATTATAAAAAATTATCTTCTAGTGCAAAAGTACTATTACTATATATGTTAGATTGGGCATTTGCGAGTGATGAATATTTACATAACAAAACTTTTGAATTTTCAACTACTATGCTTACAAATATTGGGGTTATGTCAAATAACACAACAATATTAGCATTAAAAGATTTACAACACTATGGATTTATACGCAAAGCAAACAATGCTATGCAAGGTTCTGGATTAACACAAAAATGGGAATTTATCTCCGATTGGTACAAAGGGGAAAAGCAACTGAGATAAAATTACTGGTATGGTATATAGTATATTATTATATGCAGAAACTGCATAACTAAAAAACAAGGTACTTATTATATGCAGAAACTGCATAACCTTACAATATAAAACTCATATTAAAATACATAACCTATGCAGAAACTGCATAGGGGGTTGTGCAGAAACTGCATAACCTTTTTGAAAGGGAGAATAAAAATGAATATCAAATCAATTCGAGATAAAGCATTATTAACACAATACGAATTTGCAGATAAATTGAATGTTTGTATATCAACAGTACAAAGTTGGGAACAAAAAGGAATAGAACCTAGTTATCGACTTAAACGAAGAATTATTGAGTTCTGCAAGCAAAACAATATAGAAATTGAATAACTAACATAAAAAAGGAAAACAGATATGTCAGAACTTATAATTCAATGCGATTCGAGAGAACAAGGTAATGAACTCGTGCTTGAATACTTTGATAAAGTCGGTCAAAAATATTTTGTTAGCAAGGTTGCTGGTGGTGATTACATAAATTTCAAGGCTCCAAAGGTTTCGATAGACCTTAAGGCATCACTTTTGGAATTGGCAAATAACTTGACAAAAGACCACGAAAGATTCAAACGCGAAATCGCTGTGGTGCAAAATGATATGAAATGTGACTTTGTTGTGCTGATACGCGAACCGCTGAATAGCCTTGAGGCCGTCAAAAACTGGTCTAGCAGCCGCACAAAGTTAAAAGGGGAGCAATTATACAAGATTATGCAAACAATGGCTTCTAGGTACCAAATTTTGTGGCGTTTCTGTTCTCGCGAAGATGCTGGCAAAAAAATTATAGACATACTCGAATGGTATGACGAACATAAATAGGAGAAAATAATGATTAAATACCAAGATATAGACTTTACCGATGTTGATATTTTGCTAAAAGAGAACTGGAAAAAGCAAAACGACAATGATGACTTTGACACAAATTTTATTTACTATTGCAAGACTTATAATCAAGTAATTGATATTGCTGAGTGTAATGATGCCGACCTTGTGATGGCAACCCATCGTTGGTACAACTTTGTTTGCAGCAAAGCAGTTGAAGAAATGTTTTGCGAGTTAGGGGCAGTTGCTGAACAAAATGAGAAAGATAAGTTCACAGACTTTTACATTAACAATATCCCATTCGACTTGAAACTTACTATTGTTCCAAACAACTTCCAAGATTTAGATTTGACAACACGAAAGAACAAAGACGAATTAATTAAGTGGTTGTACGCAAATCAGTCCCAAGAGGGGCGCAAGCACGAACGCAATAGAATATTTGTAGTCTGCAAGGGCAAAACTTACTTTGACAGCCTATGGCTAAAACATCAGTTTGAAACAATACGAAAAAAAATAAAAGCATTTATGGCTTATACGCAAACGCACAACAAGTTTAACGAAGTAGTCTTAGACGACAATATTACTGTTTTATCCGATATAATTTATGTAACTTAAAAATTTTTTAACATATTAAGTAAAACCATTTGACAATTATGTAAAAATATGATACACTAGACGAGTAAAATAAAATAGCGCTTGGGGGTAGGTAAAGTGTCAAAATCAAATACTTATATAATAAATATATATAGTAATATAATGTATTCATATAAAGTATATAACGTACAATATAAAGTACAAATATATAATAAATATATACATATGCTAATCTGAATATTAAAATTATGCTAAGGTATTCGTTTATTGTACTTTAAGTATATACTATATGTTAAGTATTTACCTGTTATTATATTACTCGAAATGATAATACTCACAATAGAAGAACTACGTAAAATATATTATTTACCCTGTAATATATTGTACGTTATTAAAAGCGGAATGTATTTTTATATTATTTACTTGTAAATTCTTATTAAGTATATGTTAATTAAAATATATATTTATTACAATATATACTTGTACAAGTACATTAAGTATATATATAATATAAAGATTATTATATAGGTAAGAAGTAAAAAATGAGTAGAAGTAAGTATGGGTACAGTCTTGGGGTTGACTGGTACCTACCAAATTTTTCACAGAAATGCCCCCAGAAGCCACGAAAGACTTCGGCTGGGACAATTTACCGACCAAAGCGAGAACGGCCGTTTATGACCACAACGGTGGCCTCCAGTGACCTAATTAAGGTGCTTTACGAACAACTTGGAGACTTGCGCGCGGTTTATGACGCTATAAACTATGACGACGACGCCAAACTCGTATGCAAGGTGTTCATAGACAATGGAATATACCAAATAAATTTAATGTAACGGAGGTACAGCAATGAAAACACAGGCAATCAACTATTTGAATGGACTGATTACGGAAGATACGACAAAGAAACAAATCGACCTAATCGACTTTATCAAGCGGTGCGTGCGTGAGTTCAAAGAAGAAAAAACCGAAACCGCACCAGAGTGGGAACAATACTTTGACTCGCTTTGGAAAGTCTATCCCAAGAAATCGGACAAACTGACCGCAAAGAAAACAATGGAACATAAGGTTCGTGGGTTGACTGACGAAGAGTGCCGAGCAAAGTGCAGAGAAATTTACAAACTCGAAATGAAATACATAAAAGAGTGTCAGGATAGTGAAAGGGAAATGCAGTACATAAAGATGTTTTCTACATTCTTAAATTCTTGCGTTCCCAATAGTCCACACTATAAAGGGAGGTAATAATGCAGACGAGTATATTTAGTGGGACACAACCTATTAAAATAGATAAGCCTATTCGTTTGATAGAATTATTCGGTGGATATGGTTCGCAACACTTTGCATTAAAATATCTCGGTGCAAATGTTGAGCAGTGGAAACTTTGCGAGTGGGCAGTAAAAAGTATCCAAGCATATAAAGACGCACATTTTACGAATGATAATACTGATTATTCAAAAAGTCTATCACAACAAGAAATTATTGACTTTTTATTTCAAAAAGGTATATCTGCCGACTATAACAAGCCTATGACTTATGAGCAGATAAAAAGATTTGGCGAACAAAAGCAAAGGCAAATTTACAATAATATTTGTGCTACACATAACCTTGTAAACATTCAACAAGTTAAGGGAGGTGATTTGGAGATAACGGATATTGATAAGTATGAGTATATACTTACTTATTCGTTTCCGTAAGGCGTGCCAAGATATGAGCAAGGCTGGAAAACAACAAGGAATGGCGAAAGGAGGTGGCACACGCAGTGGTATGCTTTGGGAAGTTGAAAGAATATTAGACGAATTGAATGCTTGGGGTGGGCATTTACCACAAGTATTGCTTATGGAGAATGTGCCAGATGTTATCGGTACGAAGAATATTCAGCACTTTGCAAAATGGTTAGAGAAATTGGAAAGTTTAGGGTATAAATGCTATTGGCAAGTTTTGAACGCAAAAGACTATGGAATTCCGCAGAACCGAGAAAGATGCTTTATGGTATCAATTTTGGGTGATTACTACTATGATTTCCCAAAAAGACAACCATTAAAACATAAATTAAAAGACCTACTAGAAGATAATGTTGACGAAAAATATTATTTAAGTGATAAAGCATTAAAGGTGGCTATAAACACAAAATTTAATTGCTCAAAATTAGAAAATAAATTGCCAAAAGATGGAATAGTTCCAACAATCTGCGCAAGAGATTACAAAGACCCCAAATGTGTGAAAGTTACGAACCTTAAAACAAATAATGACTGCTTAGGTATAGTTGTGAACTCAAACAACAAAAGATTGAAAAACCTTGTTGAAAAAATGGATTTGTCGCAAGATAATCAGTTTATGGACATATACAATCAATCTACAAGCGAAAATGCTGGCACTATCACAACGAGAGTTGATGCAAGCAATTCGACAGCAGTGTATACAAATTATCGCATAAGAAAGTTAACTGGAAGAGAATGTTTCAGACTTATGGGAGTTAAAGACGAAGATTTTGACAAGATTGCCAAAAATCAATCAAATGCAAGTCTATACCACTTGGCGGGCGACAGTATAGTGATAAATGTGCTTATGGAAATCTTTGGTAATATGTTAAATGTTTATAGGAGATATTAAAATGAATAAATCTAAACTAAAAAAATTAAAGGAGAAATAATTATGGAAATAACTGTTGAAATGGTAAAAATAATAAAGGAAACGATAGATAATGCTGCCAGTATTGGGTATTTACTAATGCCTATGGTTGTATTGCGACCAACCGAAATGGCAACAGTAGGTATATACAGAAAAGATGTAGCGGACCTTACAAAGAACTATGGCAAAATATACGAATTTCTTGAAAAAGTAATAAAAGAAGGAAAATAAACAATGAGATTAAATCCATTTGAAAGTCTAGATAACGAATTTGATTTGCAAGACATATTAGAATATACTTGGGTTTTGCGCGTAAAAGATTGTTATGCAGAAATTTTTGGGTTTGGTAGGAAGGTTGATTATTCTTTACTGATAGAGTGTATAAACTCAAATATAAAATGGCACATATTAACAATAGGAGGCGCATACAGCGGAGATTATTGGTATTTTGCAAACTATAACAATAAATTTTATTTTGTAGATTTTGGTTATGGCTCTTGCAGTGGGTGCGATGCGTTATTGGCTTGTGGGGATAACATCGGAGAATTAAAAGAACTACAAGATGAAATAAAAAGAAGTATCAGAGAATTTGATAGTCTAAATGAATTTGTCGAGTGGGTAATCAAGTCTGCCGAATGGTGGGCTCTTGACAAAGACGAGATTTTGGATTATGTAAAAAAAGAATTTAATATCGATTTTGATATTGAAAAAAATAAAAAGGAGAATGACTTATGACTAGAGAAGACAAATATACTATATTAAGAGATAAATCTGAAATTGGCATAATGATTGTTGAAGATATATTCAAGGACTATCACAGGTGTGTTCCTAATGAAATTATGGCTAGACTGATTGATTATATTTATGACAAAAATAAAGAAATAGAAAGGTATCAAGCAGAAAATCACGCATTAAAAGGGTATCGTGATAGAAAATATGAAGGCTATGATTTTGTAAATCTTGATAATTTGTTCAACGGACAAAAACAAAGACTTATATCAGAACTAGAAAAAACCAAATATACAATAAGCCGTATAAAAGATTTAGATGCTTATACAGTCGTTAGAGTTGGAGAGATAATTGACGAACAAATAGATAACATAAGCAAAGATTTCTGGACAGAATAACTTACAAAAAAAGGAGTAAAATATTATGAAAATGGAAGAAAAAATCGAACGCCAATGCAATGAAAAAGAGTTTCAGGAGGCACTAGAAAAAATGCTAAATAAATGTAAAATTACCCTCGATAAAAGCGAATTTATTATTGACAAAGAGGAATGTAATGTACCGAAATTTGCGGAAAGTTTATATTATAAAAGCAAGGAGAATAAATAATTATGGGTTGGCTAATAGCAGGAATTGTACTATCAATCATAGCGATGGTAGTAATCACGGGAGTAATAACTTACTTCAATAACAAGAAAAGAGAAGATTACGAGGATAAGGTTAAGCAATATGGCAGCGACAAAGTCAAAAAACCAACATTTATTACTAAAAAATATATATTTCTAGGAATTTTACCTATATTTCTAGCGGTGTTCGGCTGCTTTGCCTCAGTCAACACAGGCTACACTGGTGTGGTAACGGTTTTCGGAAGTGTAAAAGAACAAACATTGGAGGCTGGTATGCACTTCAAAGCCCCTTGGGAAAGTGTTGTGCAAATCGACAATAGGGTCCAAAAACAAACTGTGGAGATGAGTGCTTTCTCGAGTGATATTCAGGAAGTTCAAATCAAGTACACAATCAACTATCAGATAAGCAAACAAAACGCTAGCGAAATATATAAAACCATCGGCGTTGAATATTACGAAACAGTAATGCAACCACGCATAGAAGAAGATGTTAAAAACGCAGTAAAAATCTACACTGCGGAAACATTAATAAACAGTCGTGACGAACTCGCACAAAAAATCTTTGACAGTTTGAAATCCGACCTAGATGTGTATAACATTGAAGTTGTTAGTTCAAGTGTTGAAAACATAGACTTCTCGGACGCATTTACACAGGCAGTAGAAAATAAGCAAGTCGCAAGTCAGCAACAGCAACAAGCCCAAATCGAACAAGAAACAAAGACGCTGGAACAAAAAGCACAGGCGGAGCGTGAAAAGATTACCGCAGAAGCCCAAGCCGAAATCGCCAAAATTCAAGCCGAGGCAGACAAAGCAGTAGCCGAAATTGGTGCAGACAGTGCCGAATACCAAGGCAAAAAGGACAATGCTATCGTAATGCAGAAACTTATTGCACTTAATGGGTATCATTTCGCCGAAGATAATACAACTATTCTTGACAGCGACAACAATGTGGTTAGTGCAGACGACTTGAAGACTGCTACACAGAACTTGCTCTTGTACTACTATATACAACAATGGAGTGGCGAATTGCCAGATACTTATATTGGCACAAGCGACTTCTATGAAATCTTCCAGTCTATACTGGCGGAGCAAGTGAATACGGAAAATAACTAAAAACAAGGAGAAACAATTATGTTATTATTTATAATTAGTTTAGCAATACTGATTATTGGGATTGCCTGTGTGATAATTTACAAGGTTTCTTATACTGATGGTTTTGATATAGTGGGTGGAGTTAGTATTGTAATTGGGGTATGTTTTCTTGTGGTTCTTTCTGTGTTTGGAATATGTATTCAATGCCTAAAAACAAAAGAATATGATGAGTATCTTTACAAAAGACAAGTGTTAGAATACAGACTTGAAAAACAAGACGAAAATCTAACTGGGAACGAATTGCTTTATAGCGACATTGTCGAGTTCAATACCACAATTTACAAGGCAAAGAGATATTCAAAGAACCTGTGGATAAACTGGTATGTAAACGACAAACTCGCCACAATAGACTATATAGAAATTGACGGCATAACACCGAGAAACTTATAGGAGGTTCAAAATGGAAATCTTAAAACCTGTATGGGTCGAAGAACATTATAAATTTATTAATGAAAATGGCGAATGGATAGGTGGTTGTATATTTAATAATGGAAAACGCAGGGAACTTGTGGAGTTGTCAATATGTTATAAAAACTATTGTATAACATATGCAGGCGCAGAACTTATGATAAACAATTCGAAACACACATTTTATTTTTCTACCAAATATCAAAAAAAGTTATTTGACTCAAAACATAGAGAAACTGCAAATAGACTTATAAGTCAATTCCCAGAAACAAACAACATTTTGATAGAGATTAAACAAATCTTAACAGAAATAATAAAAGATTATTTAGAAAAGGAGGATTAAATTATGGCAATATCGAAAGATAGACTAGAAGAATTGATAAAGCAAGGGGCAACAATTTGGAACGACGATTATGGCGAAATTAAGTTGAATAATGATTGTGAAATTTGTGAAATTTATAATGGAGATAAACAAGGAAAGAAAATCCATTATGGGTGGTTAATACAAGGGCATAACAATGATGGTTTGTATGAAATTGACTTAAACGACTTGGAAGAAGATGTAGAACTCGGGGAATTTAAGCACGAATTTCAACACATTACTAGAACCGAAGAACTAAACTTGCCGACTTTTGAATTTGCAGAACAACATTATTCAGATAAAGACGATAATAGTGTCGTAAACTTTATAGGAAAAAACAAACATTATTATGGGTTCATTCTAAATTACAATAACGAAAATATTACAATTTGTGAACTTGCAAATAGTATGTATAAAGCTGATGGCGTTATATTTTACAAAGAATTTAATAAAGAAAACTACATCAAGGCGTGCAAACTAGCAAAAGCATTATTTTTGGGTGAGAAAATGGAGGTATAATTATGAAACTAGAATGGAATGTATACTATTATAGCATAAACGAAAATGAGATTAAGCGGTTCAATGTGTTTGACCACTGCGGGTTTTATAACAACTTAATAAAAATTAAGAAAAAGTACTGCAAATACAATAAAGTTGTAAATGAGCCTGAGTTTAGAAGGGAACTGCTCAACACTATATTTGGTTGCTTTTGTGGGAAAAGCGAATACGAGATAATTGTTAGCCCGTTGCTAGGTCCGAAAGACAAATCTCTTAAAATTGACATTTATGACCAGATTATGCTAAATTTTGACAAGTTCTACCAATATATTGCAGACAACTTGGCTGAAATAAAAGAGGTGAAGTAATTATGATATTATATTATATGAACAAAAAAAAGTTTATGGATTTTTTCAAAATTCCACCAGAAAAAATGTCTGATGTAGTAATTGCATCAATTCCTATGAAATATATAGGTTTTCTGGAAGACCACGACAGAGAGAAAGACGCAGAAATTGAAAAACTAAAAAATCAGATAGCAAATCTAAAAGCCCAAATTGAACAAGACAACGATGAATACAATGTATTGCGGGCTGACTACAAGAAAGTTAACGAATTAGGGCTTGAACCATCATATATTAAACGAGCAATCAAGGAAAATGAAGTGCTAAAAACCGCTTTGGAATTAGTATTAGAAGATTATTATTGGGCTGATACTGAATATTATATCGGTGGAAAACCTACGCAAGAAGAATATGTGAAAAATAATACTGAATTTTATATGCAAAAGGCAGAGGAGAAATTATGGTTAATTTGAGATGCGGTGATTGTCTAGAATTGATGAAAGATATTGAAGCAAAAAGCATTGATTGCATTATTACAGACAGCCCATATGGATTTGGATATCAAAGTAATATGAAGAAGAATAAAGACTTGCCAATGTTTTATGACAGAAATACGAGTTGGCTAAACGAATGGTTGTATTTGGCAAATAAGATATTAAAAGACGATGGGCATTTGTATATGTTCGCGCCAGTACAGAAAATTGACGAGTTCAAACAGAAAATAGAAAATTTCTTTATAATCAAGAATATTCTTGTTTGGGACAAAAATAGTTTTGGTATGGGCGATTTATATGGTCAATATGCTCCAAGTTATGAATTTATCATTTTTGCAGTCAAAGAACAAGGAAGAAAACTTAATGGCAAAAGGGAAAGAGATTTGTTAAGTTTTCAAAAAACGAAATGCGACTTACACCCAACTCAAAAACCTGTCGACTTGTTGGAGTATTTAATCACTAAGAGTTCAAATGAAAATGATACAATACTAGACCCATTTATGGGCAGTGGAAGTACAGGCGTTGCTTGCGTAAAAACAAATAGAAATTTCATAGGTATTGAACTTGACGAGAACTATTTCAATATCGCGAAGAAAAGAATAAGAAAAGTGGAGGAGGAGTTGAAAAATGAGTGAAGAATATTTTTATAAAAAATATGGTGGTGAAAAACATTCTGACGAATATTGTATATATTCTAAACACTATATTTGTTCTGTTACAAGTGGTGAAGAAAGTGCAAGTGATTTAGTTGGTATACTAAATCAAAAAGTCAAAAAAATTGATTATTTAGAAGAATATATTAAAGCGAAAGGCCAACAAATTTCAGACCTAAAGAAAATTATCAATGATATTTATAATTATGCTGACCATAATGACTCAGAGGGTTATGTTTTTAATTATATATCAAATAAAAAGAAAAAAATGGAGAATGAAGATTATGAGTGAAGAATTTTTATTGAGAAGTGATAAAAAAGAAGTTTTAATACAAAAAGTGTTAGACTTGCAAGCACAACTTGAAGAAAGAGATAAAGAAATTGAACGCTTGAAAAAGACGAAAAAGTTTGAGATAAATTATTTTGACGACCAGTTTAGATTTACTGAATTTGGGTATGATAAAAATGGATTTACGCAAGTTATAGAATATCATCTATTCTGGAATTGGGAAGATTTATACAATTATATCAAAAACAGAATGGATAAATTGAAAGGAGCAGAATTGTAACATCACAATGTTATAGTTTGGGAGGAAATGAATGCAACTCGAAACGATTAACTACGCCCTACAAAAGGCGGCGGCAGTCTGCAATAAGTACGACAACATCTTGGTTTCCGTGAGTGGCGGTAGCGACAGTGATGTTATGCTCGACTTGCTACTGAAAACTTGCCCAACTGAAAAGTGTAAATTTGTGTTCTTCGATACAGGCATTGAGTATCAAGCGACCAAGGACCACCTCGACAATATCGAAAAGAAATACCACATTCAAATCGAAAGAGTTCGTGCGAAAGTGCCAGTGCCATTGGGGTGCAGGAAATACGGGCTGCCATTTATAAGCAAAGATATCAGTGCAAAAATCAATTCTTTGCAGAACAATGGATTTGACTTCAAAAATGATGGTAGGGTTGGGTATGAAGACCTTGTAGCAAAATACCCAAAGTGCAAGTCCGCTCTCGCTTGGTGGTGCAATAAAAAACCGAAAAAGTATGCTATTGCGAGTTGTAAATTCCTAAAAGAGTTTATGATAGCAAACCCGCCAGACTTCAAAATCAGCGAAAGGTGTTGCAATGGGGCGAAGAAAAACCCATCACACGATTACGAAAAAGAACACCTAGTCGACTTGAAATGTTTAGGGCTACGAAAAAGTGAGGGTGGCATTAGGTCAACAAAGTTCACGAGTTGCTACGAATATGACTACAAAGCCACAACGCAACAATTCCGACCAATTTGGCACTTTACGGACGAAGACAAACAAATCTATTGCGAAATGTACGGAGTTGAACATAGCAAGTTGTACACAACATACGGGTTCAAACGGAGCGGCTGCGGTGGTTGCCCATTCAATTCAAAGTTTGAAGACGACTTGAAGATTATGGAAGCCCACGAACCTTTGCTATATAGGGCAGTAAACAACATTTTCGGCAAATCATATGAATACACTCGCGCCTATCGGAAATTCAAACACGATATGGCAAATAAAACACTAAAAGAATAAAAGGGAAAGGATGATACTAAATGGCACAATCATATTATGATATTGGAGTTATCCCAGAAACGACAGAATTGGCAGAACGCATAATTTTGCCATACAACGAATTAAATTATTGCTTAAACGGATTATTGATGGACCGCATTACATTGCTTATAGCACCAACAAACTCTGGCAAAAGTTGTTTTTCATCATCAATAATTAAATCAGCAATAACGCAAGGCTACAATGTTTTTGGGTTCTTTGGAGAAGATGGCGGTGCAGAAGCAAGAGATAGAATTTTTAGGCAACATCTTGAATTTGACAAAGAGAATTTTGTATATAACCAATATTCCGTAGGTGACCAAAAAACAAACTCTGGCGAATATATACTTCAACACGATAAGTTTGTAGAAGTAAACAATTTTTATAAAGGGCATTTGTTTATATATAACAACAACCTTCTAGCAACGAAAGATTCGCTTATAGGGGCTATGGAAGAAGCAAGACAAAACAATGGCTGTCGGCTATTCCTTATAGACAATGCCGAGATGTTTGAATTGGAAGGGGATAATGAGAACAAGTCGATGAAAGAATTTTGCATAGCACTTCGCCAATATGCAATATCGAAAAAGGTTCACATCTTGTTGGTTTGCCACATAAAGAAAACTGAAAGAAATATTTGTCGCCCAGAGATATTTGATGCAAAGGGAACGAGTTCACTTACTAACATTTCGAAGAACATTATATCACTTATACGAACTGATACCTTAAACCCAAACACCAAAGAATATAAAGCACTAAAACAAGTTGTCGAAATGAATGGTTACAAAATCGAAGAATGTGATGCCATCATTGAAGTTCTAAAAACTAAGGGCAGACGAAATTCTATGATAGGTATGCGCTTTAACAGAATCAGCAATTCCTATTTTGAAGCAACAAAGTATGCACAAATAAGCAATGACACAAAGCCTGTTTTATATGCGAAACCAGCGTCGCCATATACTGAGATTTCGTCAGATGATTCAGAGTATGCACTGCCATTCTAAATAATAAAAGGAGTAATTTATGGATATAGAATTTTTAATAAAGCAAATAAAGTTGTCAGATATGAGCATTGTGAGAATATCGCGAAAATCTGGAATTTCTAGAGCAACAATACATAGTTTGTTAAAAAAACGCCACGAGCCAACATCTACTACGATATTAAAGGTTGGCAAAGCGATAGGTTTAAGCAAACAAGATATATGTAAAATGTTAGATTTGAATGAGGATTAGAAATATGCCAAGACCAAAAAAGAAAGAAACCGAAGATATAAAGAAAAAAACGATTCAAAACAAGGCCCAAAAAGAAACTCGAAACAAAGCAGTTTTCCTTATGAACGATGCAAAAGAAGAATTACTATTGCAATTTTCAAAGAATATTGGTAAGGAAATATCAAAACGAAGAAATGAATTTATGCAATGTCTTGAAGATTTTGAGGTGGCACATACTGACGAAAATGGCGTTCTTGTAATAGGGAAAAAAGAAAATGTAGATGTTTCTACTTTTGTAGATAATGCGTTTTCGCCTATTATAAAGGTCGCTGGTAATGCACCTAAATATTCTGCGAATGATATATATATGGCACTTGACTACTTTAAGGACTGCGTAAGAGAAATAAACAAAGTCGGGTTTTATATCCCTATGAAAGAAGATTTTTGCACATTCATAAACATTTCGACAAGGCGTTTTGAAGATTATAAGAATGGCAATGACCTCGAAATGAGAGAAGTTTGTGTACAAGTTGATGACTATATCGCCAAAATGGCAACGCAGGCTGGTATGCTAGGGAAAATTGAAAAACTGACCGGAATGTATTATCAAAGAGTTGCCTTGAAACGCGTTGAGCCAAAGGAACCTGAAAAACCAACTACGGTTATCAACAATCTTGTACTTAGCGATAGCGAGATGAGAGAACTTGCAAGAAAATATAGTGATGAATAAAGGGATATTTTATGGCAGATAGCAAGATATTATTACAAGAAATAAAAAATCTTGTATCAATTCGAGATATATACGATAGGTATGTAGGGTTACCGCCAGATAGTTCGCATAGGTTTCAGTGTCCGTTTAACCACGACGAAGATAGAAAAAACTTTGTTATTAATAGTAAAATGTGGCATTGTTTCAGTTGTGGGTGCAGCGGCGACCAAGTCACTCTTGTGCAAAAGGTGTTCGACCTTTCGTTTACTGACGCATTGACGAAAATAACCTATGATTTTAATTTGCAAGTCGGAGATTATAATGAATTGTCAGTCAGAGCACGCATAGAAAGCCAAAGGAGGCTGCTACAACGCGAAAAAGATAGGCGGTACGCTAAATTAATCGATGTAAACAGAAAAATGGCTTGTAGGTACCTTTTTGAGCGTCAAAAGTTACTTGAGTGCTTAATCGAAGAAACAAATCCTAACGAAGATAATGTGAAGATATATGCTTATACGAATGATTGTGTCTCAAATATGATATATAGAAAGCACTTGCAAAGAATAAATTTATACTTAGATATATTGTCTGAAATGCCTGTTGAAGATGAATTTGATTTTGAGTACCCAGCATTCAGCAGAGAGGAGCGGCACAACTTGGCAATTAAGTTTATACAAAAAATTATAGATATTAAAGCACAAAAATAAAAGAGAGTAGTCAAGATTCTACTCTCTTATTTATTGCAAACGCCAAACAATTCGGCTCTTAATATCAAAATGGGGGTACTCCACGAGCCAATGCTAGCGTTTTGTAACGGTAAAAGTATAAGTATTCATAGCAAACCTCCTCTCTTTTACACAAGTAACATATTAACACAAATTCCACAATTTGTCAATACTTTTTACAAAAATTTACAGTTTGGTGTCACTTTTCGGTTGACAACACCGCCAATCCCGTGCTATCATATACTTTGCAAGTGGCGAAATCATCGCGTGACGGGGCTGCGGGCGGAAGAGCCTGCACATACTAGTTGTCCCAGTCGCCAGAGCCGCAGTTGCCTGCACACCGACGCACGCCTATCCTACGAGGTGTATAAATAAAAGGTTTAGGCATTTCGAGGTTGAAGTCCCCGAACTTGCAACTACACAACAGCCCTTTCTCGTTCTTTGGGGCTGTTTTTCTTTTCCTGCAAATAAAAAAATCGAGAATAATATCTCGGTTTATCTTATTTTACCATATTTATTAGGTCTACTCATTGGCATATTACATTTAGGACAACGGGTTTTCCCTGAGTTTACGAATTTTCTAACCAAAACTTTTTCTAGACAATATTTGCATATTATATATTTAGGTCTATTATATTCATTTCTTTTCGCAATATTCTGCTGGTAATGAAGTTTGACGTGACATTCTTCGCATAGAAACATTAACTCATTATTTCGTTCGTTCCCCAAATGTTCATAAGTCTTGTGGTGTATATGGAAGTGTGATGGAGTATATTTTTTACATATTTCGCATTTGTAATTATGAAGTTTTGCAATTTCCAACCTTTTCTTATGCCATTTTTTAGATGTTAAATATTTATTATATTCTTCTTGTCTATACATATATTTATTAAAAATAAAAAATTGCAACTCGGTATGTCTAGCCACACACTTTGTTACAATTTTCTGACCTCTTAAATATTCAGTTGTCGCTTAAATATTTAGCGGCTAGACCAAATATCTAAGAGTTTCGTTATTAAAAACTAGATATATAATACCATAAAAAGACAATGTCGTCAACAGTTTTGCCAAAATTTTTTCAAAAAATCTAAACTTGACTTTATTTTGTACGAAAATTCAATGCTTTGCGGGAGTAAATTTACAAAAAATCTCAAAAAATACCCCCACAACGAAGTGAAAATGTGTAAAGTTGAGCCAAAAGTCGCTACGAAAATGTGCAAAAGTTGTAAAAATGGATATTTTGTACCAAAAAAGGTTGTATAATCGGCAAGTTTTATAGTGGAGTCAGGGGGAATTGCACCTCCGTTCCCGCAGTTTGCGTTGTCCTACTTCTTGACGATAACTCCATAAGGGCATATTTCAGCCCTTAGTTTAGCATACTACATACATATAGTATTTGAGTGTTTTACCCTCGCCGACATCTTCGTCATCTATCCAGTCGTTTGCAAGTTCCACATAAGTGTTGGTATCAAACTTTGGGTTATAAAAATCCGAAAATGTCATATTCTGAACCGCATACCAGTCATTCTTATCGTGTTTGCCAGCGAATTGACTTGTTTGTTCAATAGTCCAATGTTCGCCCTTGCTTCCGTCTTTGTTCTCCATACGAGATACCCAGTTGTGTGCAAGTTCTTCGTTTAGGTGTTCGCCATATACTCGTTTATACATATCGAACTCAATCTCTTTGTAGTGTGCATAATCTTCTGTTTTTAGGTCGCAAATCAGGTCTACAAGCAGAGTTTCTAGGTACTCCATATCTTCTTGCTTACCAGTGTCGACCATCTTCTTTATAAGCCGTTTGTGCATAGTTAAATTCCCCCTGCTTTAATTTCCTTTAATAAATCTATTAAGATTTTATTGTCTGCAAGCAACCGTTCGTTTTGGTCAATGATTTTGGCGAGCAGGTCGTTATCTTGCCTAGATAGGTGCTTATCGAGGTCTTTGACTTGTTTTTCATTTAGTCGCAAGTTTTCCACACCAATCACAAAAGACAAGATAGAAAGAATGTCTAGAAAAGTCAACTCGCCATCTTCCCAATCACTATTACTCGCCATTGTCATTACGCTCCTTATAGTTTTTCAACGGTTACAGCAACATTAGTGTATGTAGCCGCAACGCCTGCGTTCACAAGTGTCAGTGCAGTTATTCCGCAACAATCAAAAGTCCTTACTATCGCAGTGAAAGAAAGGTTACGAACTTCCGTTGTAGCAGTTGCTATTGAAGTAGTTGCAGTTGCCCCAGTAACATTTGTGCCATCTCGTTGTAGGTTCAGTATAACATTACCAGCAGCAGGTGCAGTTAGTGTTGCACTTACAGAAACTTTGTAATAGTTACTCCCCTCGTCAATGATTGCAATTGAGTTGCCGCTTAAGTTGATGTCGCAACCCCTTCTACGAACTGGCTGAGAACCTAGTGGAACAATACCATTGGCAACAACCGAAGTAGAGTTTGTGTTTGCTACATAAATATTTGGTTTACAAGACATATTTTTGTCCTCCTTTATTAAAATAAAAAGGAACGAGTTGCCCCGTTCCTATGAGTTGGCTAACAGAGCCGAATATCTTGGTTAGACATTTCCGCAACCACAGCCATTAAAGCCACCGAATGCATAAGGGTATCCAAAAGGATAACCAGCATTGAATGTTGCTTGGCTTGGGTAGCGAACTACGCCAGATAGTGCATTTTGCAATTCGAGTTGAGAAACTTTACCTTGCAAAGCAGAAATTTTATCTGAACACAAAGCGTCAAGTATCTTCTGCGATTGTGCAACTACTGTTGAGTTGATAGAAGCGGTGTTTTGAGCATCAAGGTATCTATTCTCTAAAAGTAGTTGTTTATTTTCGCAGCAGCAGGTTGCTTGCTGTGCTGCCATAGATGCAAGTCTATCTTTGATGTCAGCATTTCCACTTGTTATGGTTGTGCCTAGTGTTGAACCAAGAGTACATAAATCTCTTGCTAGGTTGCTAAACCCGTTGCTGATGTTGGAGTTGGTAGAAGTGAAGTCCATACAGGTCTGTCTTTGATTTGCAGCCGCTTCCAAAATGTTAGTTTGAAGAGAGTTGCTCATTTCGTCAGCACCTACATTACCTACGAAACCGCCACGATTTCCGCCCCACGCACCGCCAAAACCGCCATTAAACAGTGCAGCAAGTACGATAAGACCGAATATCCAAGCACCACTATTCATACCAGTGCCATCGCCGCCCATATTCATTACAGGTGTAATTCCAGTATCCATACTTATAGCCTCCTTATAAAATTTTTTATAATAACTTGGCTCGTCCGACTACCAAGATATTACCTATTTTAGTAGCGACATAATGTCGTTTACGGATAGTCCGCATTGTCCTAAAATCTGATTAAAGACTTGTTGTGGGTTTGCTTGTCCCGACAATACGGATTGCAGTAACTGATTGTTTTTTAGTTGAGGGTTGTTTTGCATTAGCGAAGAAATAAAGCCTTGTGGGTCGCCTTTCCATACCGCATACATTTGTTGTACTTGTGACCTAAACTGTGGGTCGTTCAACCTTGCCTTCAACTGGTTTGAGTTCTGCATATTAGTTCTATTCAAAATATTCATAGTTATTCTCCTATAAACTTTTTAAGACTAGCGACTTGTTCCTCAAGTTCTTTAATGCGTTTTTTGAGCCTAGCATTTTCCGCATAGACCTTTTTCTCTTCCTTGTTAGATTGTTGTTGTTCCATTCGTTGTAGCCTCCTTTCTTATTGTTGTTGGCTGTGTCGGTGTAGATAGTTTAGCAATCTTATCGTTTAGTGCCTTTATTTGCCCTTGTAGAGTCTCAAAATCGGTTTTCAGCACATATTTATCAAGGTCAACACTTTGTTGGCTTGTAGCAGCCTCTTTTTCAATGTGTGGCAACAAATCAAACATTCTTGTGTCCGACTTGCCAGTGCCGTCTACAATTCGCTGATATAAGATGTCCTTGTCATTATCGACAAAGATATAATCACTATTAGGTGGCAGACTTCGGTTTTTAACATCTTCAAGTCCGTTCGCATAAAGTTTGTTGGTATTTATCATTGTAGGTGCTTGCTGTTGTGGCTGTGGCTGTGGCTGTTGCTTTTGTTGTGGTTGCTGACTATACATATAAGGGTTTACTGGATAGCCAAAAGGTTGAGTGGCAGTCGGCATTGTGTTATACCCAAATGGGTTCATATATCCGTTTTCGTACATATTACTCGCTCCTTGTGATGACTTTTTCTAATACATCAACACGCCCTTTTAACTCCGCAATAGATATTTTAAGTTTTTCAATTTCCATTTTGTCATTGGTTGCCGAAATCAAAGATGATACAGCGGAAATATATCCATTGTAAGATTCAGGTTGGTTTTCAGTACAAACTTTTGACATTTCTTTTTCTGCTAAAACTTGATTAATTGTTTTCTTTTCCATAAGAAATTCCTCCGTTTTGTTTTATTACCCTAATTTTAAGCACAAAAAAAGACCACCTGCAACAAACAAGTGGTCTATAAATGGGCTAAAATAGCCCTAAATCTTATCAATTTGTAATTTGCGTTCAATTTCGCCGATGTGGTATTTGATTGTCGTTCTCCCGTAGTTCCTATAATGGCAAATCTCGCTGATTTTTAGGTGTTCTATGACACGCATAGCGAGAATGTCTTGTTGAATTTCACTCAAATGCTTGCTAGCCCCATACTGACGCAGTTCATTATCGGTCATTCGGTAGATGTCGGCTGTTAGCAACTGGTCAAGTTTATTCTGCAACTTCTCGCACAAGCCTATATAGTCAACTCTGTCTTGCACGAAGAACCCGAGCCACGAAACTATTAGGCTGACTGGGATACTTGAAAGCAAACTTATTGTTAGTGGGAAGGTAGAAGTTATGCCAAACCAAGCAACCCCAAGAGTTAGTGTTATGCAACACGCAGTTTTGTTGAAGTGAAATTGCTTATCGAAAAGCGTTCGTACAACTGTATGTGCAATGCAGAACATCACGCCCTCAATCCATTTGTCGAATATCCACGAAAAGAGGGCTATGACAGAAAAAACGATTGCGTAAATCCACAATTCTTCGGTTATGAAGTCTTTTATGCGAATACTAACGCACATCAACTGATGTTTTATTGTTTTTTTTTGCAACTCTATCTTCATAGATAGCCTTTTCTTCTTGCAATTTGGCAATTTTCTTGTCGATTTTGGCGATTTTCTTCGCTTCGATGTCTTTATTGCCGTATAGTGGTGGTGCTTGCCAACCCATTGTTATTTCCCTCCTTTTTAATATGTGGATAAAAGTAAAAAAGTAATAGCCAGAAATACATTTCAAGTGCTAACAAAAAGAATGTTAGCGAATTGTAATATGCAATATATTTTGGTAAATTCCTTATCAGCAATGTAAGAGATTGTGCCAAGTAGTGAACGCTAAACACAACAACACAATATCTCATATCTGCCTTGAAAATTAGTGGAATTACTAACATACATAGCAGTGTAAATGTAGAACTCAAAGTAGTGTCGTAGAACGAAATTCCTATGCTACCACCGATTATTGCCAATACGATAAGCACTTGATACCAATTCAAACACCATTTTTTGAACACTGCTCCAAAGTAGAGCCAGTATGTCAAAAACGAAGTGCAGATACCGAATATGTAGTAAGCCCATTGGTGGGTATCAATGTAATTGCCGATTTTAACGAGTGCGTCACTTTGAACTGCCATTACAAATTGCTCTGGGAAGAATATTTTTAGCACATACAGCCCTAGCAGAAATGCAACGACTAGCACTATCATTCCCTTAACAACTTTCTTATTCATATATCCCCCTTAAAAAATAAAAACCATAAAGTTTATGGCTCTATGGTTTCAAAAATTATTCTGCTTGTTCAGCATTTTGGCTTGCAAGGATTTC